CTAGCTCGTGCGGATCCTTGTAGTAGGTGATGGCTTCGTTGCCAGCCCTGATGGTGCCCTGCAGGCCGTGCACAGCGAGGTTGATCTGTGCGAGCTTCGCGGTGGTCTCATCTTCTCGTGGCCAAAGAAGGTGACCTTCTTCATCGTGTCCTGGCCGGCATCCTCGATGAAGTGGCTCGACTGCACGAACATACCGCCCGAGCCGCAGGCCGGATCGAAGACGATACCGTGGTCAGGTTCAATGACGTTGACGATGGTCTGCACGATGGAGGGCGGGGTGAAGAACTCGCCGCCGTCGTGCGCGCCTTGCTTCGAGAACTCGGCCAGGAAGTATTCGTAGATGCGGCCGAACACGTCGCCCGACGCCTTGCGCAGGCCTTCGGCGTCGAACATGCGCATCATCTCTTCGAGGACGCTGCCCTCGAATCGGCCGTAGTCCTTCGGCAGTTGACCTGCGAGCGGCGGAAAGGCGGCCTCGATCGCCTCCATGGCTGAGGTCAGCGCGGCGCCGAGATTGCCGTCCTTCGGCGCCTTGAGGATCACGTCGAAGCACGCGGCCTCCGGCAGATTCAAGGCGCGGCGGCGGGTGAAGTCGGCCTCGACCAGCGGGCGATCGGGCATCTTGCCCGCTGCTTTGTCGGCCTCGATCGCAGCCTTCGCTTCATAGAAGCGGTTCGTGGCATGGCGCAGGAAGATCAAGCCCATGATGGGCATGAAGTACTCGTTCGAAGCGAGGTTGGAGTTCGCCCGCAGGTTGTCAGCGATCTTCCAGAGGCCGGACTCGAACTTCTCGATGCCGTCGAAGTGGTCAGCAATCATTGTTAAATTTTCTTTCTTCAGCGCGACTGGTGGGGGGTGGCGGAGGGATCGCGGTCCATCTCCGGCCAGATCGCTTGCTGCCGTTCGGTCAGGTCGCGGCGCATCTGCTGGATCTTCTCCTGCATGTCGAAGATCGCATTCATCTGTGCGGCGATGGCGCCCTGCGCTTCGGCAGATGGCACCAGGACCGGAAGGCGTCGAAGGTCTGCCATCTGCAGTCCGGAGATCACCGAGCCGACCTTGAGGCTCTGCACCGTGACCTGGCCCATGGAGGACGAGAGGAAGCGGAACAGGATGGCCGGGTCGGTGATCGGACCGCGCCGGCGAAGCCGCAGGATGGCGAAGCTCTGGCTGGCGAGCCAGGCGGGACCATCGGGGATGTCGCGCACGAAGCCGACCTTGCCGACGCTACCCTTGATGACGATCAGCACATCGCCGGGCTCAAGCCGCGCGCGCCTGGTACGTTGGAGAAGCTCGTCGCTGGCTGGCACCGACGTCGTCGGCGTGCGTACCACGCCGGCGTCGTCGATGTCGCCGACCCCCACCTCGAGCAGAACGCCGTCGCTTCTGTCCGCGACATCTGCTTCGCGGCCTTCGCGGCCGGCGCGATCGCGGCCTACCAGCAGTGCCTGCGGACGGCTGATCTCCGCCACGTCTTCGAGCGGCACAGCTTCGGCATTTGCGAGAAGGTCCCGCATCCGGCGGGCCTCTGAATCGAGCACGTAGCGCTCGACGGAGAGATTGAAGTCGTGCCCGGCGATCTCGTCGGCAGAAGCCAGCACCGAGATATCGGTCTCAGCGTGGCGCTGCAGAATGTCGGCGAGGTCGCCGACCGTGGAAAAGCGACCGATCGTGGATTGCCGCGACTTATCCCGGTCCCGCTCTGGTCGGCCGTCGACCATGAGGACGCGCTGCTGCTGGCGCATCCACGGATGGGCTTTGGCCTTCGGGCGGAAAACAAGCATTGCGACCTGGACCAACGACGACGAGGGGAACGCATCCCTCGGCAGGCTAATGACTGCGTCCAGGCCATAGAGCCGAATGGCCTGCTCCTTGAACGCCTGATCCGCTTTGGTCGTGCGAAAGAGGAAACCAGTGGGGAGAAGGCACACAGCCGCGCGGCGGCCGCGTGCCAGGGCAAGCGCCACATACTGTCCCTCCGCCACGCCGGGCTGCGGGAGGTTGGTGCCGAGGCTTCGGTAATCCTCGCCGCGGCTTCGTATGCCAAAGGGGGGAAAGACGACCGCCGCATCGTAGCTTTCCTGTTCCGCGAACAGGTCCTGATCTACGTTTGCTGGCTCGGATAGTGGGTCGCGTTCCCGGACGATCAGCGGCAGATCATCGGTGACAGCGATGCATGCGCAGATGCCTGCGAGCCAGGCCTCCTCAACATCCAGGGTGACCTGGACGCCTCGGGTCTCGGCGAGGTGCGTAGCGACGATGGCCGTCATCCCATAGGCGCAATAGATGTGCTGCGCTTCGGTGGGGTCGATCGCCGTTGCGATGAGCTGGCAAAGCTCAAAGCTGGCAATGGTGGCGGACAGGGCCCGGTCGCCACTGGCGGCCAGGAGGGCGCGCCGAATCCAGCCGCGCATCGGCGACACCGCATCTGCCGCCTCCCCCTTCTTGACATAGGTGGCGAGCGCCAGGCGCCTAAGTCGCTCGAGATGACCTGGCGGAAGAGGTTGGGATACCGGTGCAAATGTCGCCCCCGGCGCTCGCCAGGCCTGGGGCCATGCGGCAGGCAGACGGTCCAGCATCGCTTGCCAGTCGGGGGCCGTCAGCTCCCTCTCCATGTCGAGGAAGCCCATGCCATTCGGGCCAGACACAGGCAGCAGGCGCGCCGCGACGCGCATCTGCGCCACGGTCAGAACAAGTGACGCGGGATCCTGACCACTCTCGGCTGCGGCGCGCTGCAGCTCGTGCTGGAAGGTCCGGATCAGCTCCATCTGCGCCGACGGCGAGGTGAGCTGGTGATCAGCGTGCATGGATGCGGCCGCGGTCAAAGGAGTCGACGTCGTATGCGGTGATCAGGGCGCCGTCCGCCTGCACCACGATGACGCCCCCCTTATCGAGCGCCTGCATGGCAGTGCGCTGCAGATCGCGGAGCTCATCGATGAGCTGCATGAGTCCCCGCCGCCCGAGGACGCATTTGTCCTGCGTATCCTCTCCAAATTGAAGGGTGAGGTCGACGAGCGCCTGCTTGATCCCGCGCTGGGACATTCGCCGCCCGATGTGTCGTGTCCTAGCCATGCCCAGCCCCCGTCCTGATAGAGATTATCTAGGACGGCAGGATCGAAAAATCAATCCTTCCTTTTTGTGGTTCGCGATATTTTCTTCGGCTTGCCTGCATGGGGCGCTTGTTCGTGATGCGTTTCCTCCCTTCGGCAACGATATCGACCCCGTGGCGGCTTCTCTAGGCTGTTGTTTTCCTTCGATGTTTCATCGTTGGCTCGCCCACTCCACCGGGAATGGCTCCATCAGCCCAGGCAGCGTCATCCCATCCGGCTGCCGCCCGTCCAGGATGGACTCGACGATGTCCGGCGCCAGCAGCGTCAGGCGCAGCAGGCGCGAGACATAGGACGAGTTGATATTCTCCGCCGCCGCCAGCTCGTTGATCGTGCCGTAGCGACCCACCTCCATCATCCGCCGCCACCGGAACGCCCGGGCCAGCGCCTTCACCAGCGTGGTGTCCGCCGCCAAGGGGCCCCGGTTCGTGCTGCTGGCAGGCGCGATCATCAGCTTGCGGCCACCCCGCTGCTTTCGAACCGCCAGCGGCACCCGCACGGTCAGCATCTGTCCGGCGCCCGTCACGCTGCCGCCCTCGCCGCTTCGGCCGGCGGCGCCGCCAGGTCCCGCGCCAGGCTGGCCAGCCCTTCGAGCTTCAGCCGCACGTCAGCGCCGCCCACGCCGATGTCTACCCGGTCGACCAGGAGGCGGATGATCCGCGCCTGCTCGGCGGGGAAGAGCTCCTCCCACAGTGGGTCGAGCCGCTCCAGTGCCAGCCGCGCCTCGTCCTCGGTCATATCCGACGCCGAGGCCCGTGCGGCGCGCCAGGCGCCAAGCACCACCTCCGGCTGACGCAGCAGCCCACGGACCTGGGCAATGACCGCGCCCTCAATCTCTGCGGCGGAGATGCGCGCGATGGCCGGGCCGTCTGCGGCGCTGCCCTTCAGCACTGACTGGCTGACATAGTAGCGGTACTGCTGGCCGCGGCGCCCCCGCGCGTGGGTGGGCGACATCGCGCGCCCATCGCTGCCGAAAATCAGCCCGCGCAGCAGCGAAGGCGTTTGGCAGCGGGTGCGATTGGCGCGAGTCTTCGGGCTGATCGCCAGCAGGGCGTGCGCCGCATCCCACATCGCCTGCGGCACGATGGCAGCATGCTCGCCCGGGTGCGACTTCCCCTTGTGCATGGCCTCGCCGAGATAGGTGCGATTGCTCAGCACCCGATAGATGTCGCTCTTGGTGAAAGCGCGGCCGCGTTTCGTCGTAGCGCCCTCGGCGCGAAGGGCCTGTACCAGCTTCGTGCCGGATTCCGTCTGGACGAAGCCATCGAAAATGCGCCGCACCAGGGCCGCTTCCACCTCGTTCACCAGCAGCTTGCGATCTCGCGCGTCGTAGCCGAGCGGCACGAAGCCGCCCATCCAGATCCCGCGCGCCCGTGACGCCGCCACCTTGTCGCGGATGCGCTCGCCAATGACCTCACGTTCGAACTGGGCGAAGCTGAGTAAGATGTTCAGCGTCAGCCGCCCCATGCTGGTCGTCGTGTTGAAGGACTGCGTCACGGAGACGAAGGTCACGCTGTTCGCGTCGAACACCTCGACCAGCTTGGCGAAATCCATCAGCGCGCGCGACAGCCGGTCGATCTTGTAGACCACCACCACATCGATCAGTCCGCGCTCGATGTCCGCCAGCAGACGGCGCAGCGCCGGCCGCTCCAGTGTCCCGCCGGAGACGCCGCCATCGTCGTAGCGGTCGCGGACCAGCACCCAGCCCTCCGACCGCTGGCTGGTGATGTAGGCCTCGCAGGCCTCGCGCTGCGCGTCGAGCGAATTGAACTCCATGTCGAGCCCTTCCTCGCTCGACTTCCGCGTGTACACCGCGGCCCGGATCTTCCTGACGGTGGCCGGCATGGCGGCGTCGGCGGCGGCTTTGCGCTTCATGCCGTGCCCCTCCGGTTCTTCAGGCCAAAGAACAGCCAGCCATTCCAGCGCGTGCCGGTGATGGCCCGCGCGATGGAGGAGAGCGACTGGTACGGACGACCCTGATACTCGTACCCGTCGTGCAGCACGGTGACGCTGTGCTCGACGCCCTGGTACTCGCGGATCAGCCGCGTGCCGGTGATCGGCTTGTCGTCGCCGCGGATGCGCCGAAGGACGGGATTGCCCCCGTCGAGCTGTTCTCCCAGGGCCTCGAGGCGCTGGATCGTCTCGGGCTTCAAGCCGCCATAGGCCAGTTCCTGGATGCGGTAGGCCAGGCGGCTTTCCAGGAAACGCCGGTTGTAGGGCGGCGGCTCGGCGGCGAAGAGCTCCCGCCATTGCTGCTTCAGGTCCGGCGTGCCGGTGGTCTTCAGGGCCGCCAGCCGACCGAGTACGTCGGCCGGTGGGATGGCGGGGATGGTCGGCGCCGGGGGGGTGCCGGCTTTGGCTTTGGTGGCGCGTGTCATGCGGGTCTCCGGTTGGTCCGGTTCGCATGCAGGCGCTGGGGCGCCGGGAAGTGTAGGCCACGTTCTCCCCGGTCAGCAGCCTCCCGCGCAGCTTCCGCGGCAGCGCGGCTGCGCAGCCGCAGCAGACCGGCGGCGAGGATGCTGCAGACCTCGCGGAGGTGCGGTGGGAGGTGGGGATTGGCCGCAGGGCGGAGGGGTTCACTTGCCACCTCCACCATTTACCCAGGCAGGCGGGAATCCGTCTCACCGGGTGCAGAATCGATTCGACAGGCGCACGCCTGGGTTGATAGAACGCATGGCGAACACATTGCGCGGAGTCCAGGTTGGCGAAGAATGTCAGGAACTTTGTAAATCGCGCGTTCATGCGCACAGTAGATCTCGATCTGCTCCAGGAGCTTCTGGCGCCGTATGCCGCCGAACTGAAGTTCGACTGGAATACTCTACCAGCCGACGAGGCTGAGCGGAGAGATGCGCTCTTCATCCTGTTCAAGGATGGCGGAGAAGATTTTCCGGATGCGCTCCTGGATGCTTTGCACTGCATCCTGACCCTGTCCACTCCGAATGGCGCGCGTGCCCTGCAGGAGATTGCGGACGAGAAAGGGGTTGCGCTCGTCCCGGAGAGCGAACTCGCTGCGCCGGGCGACGGCAAGCATCTGACACCGCGGCATCTCGCGCTTCGGGCCTACCTTCGCCACCCCGGCATCTTTGAGCGCGCGGTGCACCGCCAGGCTTTCTTCGCCGCCTCTCCACTGCGTCTCGTGGGGGCCCGCCGCGGCGTCGTTGTGCTGAACGAGAATGCCGCGGCCCAGGGCGCCTTCAAGGCGGCATGCTCGGTATTCTTCGCAAAACGGTACCTTGGACGGATCTGCGATATCCATTGGTACCCGGAAGCGGGCCTCATCAACGTCCTGATCGAGCACGGCATGAACGCCGTGACCACCACCGTCGAGGAGGAAGGCGAGCAGAAGGTCAGAACCATCCGCGAGATGACGCTGGACGCCATCAGCTTTGATCCAAGGACAGGGCACATCAAGGTCAATGCGCGAAGCCTTGTCGAACGCCGCGAGCTGGTGCGGCTGTTCGCCACCCACCTTCTTGCCGATCCTGACTTCTTCGCCGGACCAGGCAACGATCGGCTTTACACGCTTGCGCCCATTCGGTCTGGCGGTGCGCCGTGGAAATTCAAGAATGGTTGGGACGAGGACCTGAAGGAGGTCTTTGTAAAGCAGGTCGATGTCGACGAGGCAGAGGAGGGACATACCGGGCGCGGCGGCTCGCCGTGGTCGCTCAGCATGCGCGACACGGAGAATGCGCTGGCGCGGCTCTATGAGATGGTGCCAGACATCGATCTTGGCGTGCTGCGGATCGAGACAATCAAGCTGTTGCTCCGCTTCGAGGTCGATGGCCGGAAGCGCGATGTCCTCGTGACCATTCGCCCGAATAATGTGGCCAACTTCCGCGACCACATGTTTGAGGCACGTATCTTCCAGCATCTGCGCGAGAACGGCTTTGTCCAGTCACCTCCATCTCTCCCGGCTGTTGCTTCGGCAGCTTGACCGTCATCCGATTCGCGCCCTGCCGGAAGCCGAACTCGCGTCGTATGGAGAAGCTTTCGCGGACTTTCGGCAGGCGGGGATGCTGCACTATCGGCGGCCGGAAGACGACCTCGACCTTTGCCGTACCGGCTTCGGCGACAATGGCGAACTCATCGTCGAAGGCATCACCGCGGGTGGGCATCGCTGGCTCGACATAGACTTTAGCGCAGTCGGTGCTCAAGCGCGCCGCGCTGCAGGCTTGGCAGGCCCGCCGCTCGAACGGCTCTCCGACCGCGTCCTCCACCTCGGTCAGCCGCCTGGCGACGTCCATCGCAGGGCCTTCTACCTTGTTCGGCTTTTTACCAACGCCAATGCCCTCGACATAGCCCTGGCGTTGAAGGGGCGGAGCAGCGGGACACGGCCGGTCATCGTGACGCCTGTGGCGCGCGATCTCGCACTCGATGTCGGCCGACGGCTGGAGTTGGAAGGCATTCCCGTCGTCGCCGCGATCGGGCTGCTGGACGAGGAGGCCGCTGTGCCCGTCGCCTTGCGCCTGACCGAAGCGGGAATCCCACAGGAGCGTCCGCCTGATGCTCTCGAAATCGACGAGCACGCGGGCGCGGCACTCTTCCATCGCCAACCGCTTGACTTGGAACCGCGGCATTTCCGCGTGCTCGTCGCCTTGGGCCGCGAGGCCAGCACCGACTGCGGGATCGTGCCGGCTGACGCGCTCCTTGAGGAACTCGCCAAGAGCAAGGATCAAGACCGGCAGCCACAGCAGGAGCAGGTCGCGGTGTCGATCAGCCGCATTCGCGCGGCCCTTCGTACCGCCGCGGGTACCTCCGCGGACAGCGAAGGGCAGACGGTTCGGAATGACCGGCAGGGCGGCTACGCGCTGATGATCGAGAAGCGCCGGGTATTCGTCGACTGAGCGTTCGCTGCCCGCGCCAGCCTGGCCGATAGACTACCGATAGGAACCGATAGGCTGTCGAAAGGCCAGGACGCGCGCCGTCCACGAGGCTGTCCCCATCGCCACCCGATGGACAGGACCAGCCAATGCCCTTCACCCCCACCCGCGCCGAAACGCATGCCCTGCAGCGCAGCGCCGACCGCGTCGCCCTGCGCATCATCCGCACCTGCCGCATTCCCCGCCATGAGCAGGAAGATCTCCGTCAGGACCTGCTGACGGACCTCTTCGCCCGATTGAAGGGCTTCGACCCGGCCCGCGGCGAGCTTGGCCCGTTCGCCGCCGCCTGCTTCGACCACCGCGCCATCCGCCTCACCGAGCGCATCCTGCGCGGTCGCGCCACCATGGCGCCAATCTCGCTGGATGACCCTCAGCCCGGCGGCGAGGGCCTGACCATCGGCGACAGCGTCGCCGAGGCGGATGGCTACGGCGCCTGGCTTGGCCAGCCGACCGACGCCTTTGCGGCGGCGGAGCGCCGCATCGACCTCGACCGCGCGCTGGGCACCCTGCCGGCCGAGACCCTCCCCCTCTGCGCCGAACTGACCGAGCGCTCCCCGCACGAGCTGGCCAAGGCCAGCCCGACGTCGCGCGCCACCCTCTACCGCCATCTGCGCGAGCTGCGGCTCCGCCTGCTCGTCGCCGGTATCCCGGCGACGGCGTGAGACGGATTTGCGGGAGGCTGGGTAATACTCAACATGGACAGCACGATCACTGGCTTCCGCTCTGCGGAGCCGCCGCTCACCGAGACGATGTTCTGTGCCTGGTTCGGCTCCGCCATGCCTGGTGACCGCATCGTCTATCACCGCGGCTTCCTGGCGGTCGACGGCTCGCCGCTCACCTCGACCGTGCCGGACGCCGAGCGTCGCGCTCTTCTGCGCGTCGCCGAACGCGCCCTGCAGCTGGCCCAGGACGGGTTGGTGCACCTCGTCCAGCGCCGCATGGGCGAAAGCGACTTCATCTACCTCGCCATCGCCCGGCCACGCGCCCGCAGCCGCGCCGGCACGCTGGCCTCGGTCCTGGCGGCGGCCAAGCCGATGAGCGTCGCCGCGTGATGGCGCTCACCGCTGACGCGGGCGTCGCGCCCGGCACCCACTCCACCGCACCCAACCAGGAGAACGGCATGACGCCGCGGACCCCGCTCGACCATCTGCGCGAGAAGCTCTGGCTGAAGATGCTGCCCGACAGCATCGAGGTGCCGACCGGTCCGGGCGGCAGCCCGGTCATCACCAAGCCGATCGCGCAGGCGACGGTGGACGACGTGGCCTTCGCCGCCGAGGCGCTGTTTCGCCAGTCGGTCGCGCTGCATCGCAAGGCCGACGCGCTGCGGCAGATTCACGACCTGGCGCGCCGCGCCGGCGCCGTCGGCACGGTCAATGCGACGGCCGCCGCCGCCCGCATCGTGGACAGCGCGGAATGAGCGCCCCCTTCGCGCAGGCGCCGGGGCGCGGCTTCCGGATCATCACCGCCGACGAACGGCAGGCCGAGCCACGCGGCGTCAAGGCCTGCATCTTCGGGGGCAGCGGCCAGGGCAAGACCAGCCTGCTCTGGACCCTGCTGGCCAGCACCACGCTCTTCATGGACCTGGAGGCGGGCGACCTCGCGGTCGAGGGGTGGGGCGGCGACACGATCCGCCCGCGCACGTGGCAGGAGTGCCGCGACTTCGCCGCTTTCATCGGCGGGCCCAACCCGGCGCTGCGCGACGACCAGCCCTATTCCCCTGCGCACTACGCCGCCGTCTGCGAGCAGTTCGGCGATCCCGCGCTGCTCACCCGCTACGAGACGGTGTTCATCGACAGCATCACCGTCGCGGGCCGGCTCTGCTTCCAGTGGTGCCGCGGCCAGCCCGAGGCCTTCGCCGAGAAAACTGGCAAGCCCGACATCCGCGGCGCCTACGGTCTGCATGGCCGCGAGATGATCGCCTGGCTGACGCACCTGCAGCACACGCGCGGCAAGAACATCATCTTCGTCGGGATTCTCGACGAGAAGCTCGATGACTTCAACCGCAAGGTCTTCGTGCCGCAGATCGACGGCAGCAAGACCGGGCTCGAGCTGCCCGGCATCGTCGATGAGGTGCTCACGCTGGCGGCGATCAAGGACGAGGCCGGCGCGCTCCGCCGCTCGCTGATCTGCCAGACGCTGAATCCCTGGGGCTATCCCGCGAAGGACCGCAGCGGCCGGCTCGACCTGGTCGAGGAGCCGCATCTCGGCCGGCTCTTCGAGAAGATCCGCGGCCCTGCGCGCCCCGCCGCCGAACGTCTCGCACTGCCACCGCCGCCGCTCGCGCTGGCCGCCCCCTTCGACACCCCGAACACCTGATCCGAGGAGATCCCGCATGGCTTCCTGGAATGACTACAACGACGCCTCGCAGAACCCGAACCTGATTCCCAAGGGCACCATCGCGAAGGTGCGCCTGACGATCCGCCCCGGCGGCTTTGACGATCCGAGCCAGGGCTGGACGGGCGGCTACGCCACCCGCGGCAGCACCGGCGCCGTCTATCTGAACGGCGAGTTCACCGTGCTGGAGGGCCCCTACGCGAAGCGGAAGATCTTCACGTTGGTCGGCCTCTACAGCCCGAAAGGCCCGGACTGGGGGAATATGGGCCGCAGCTTTGTGCGCGGCATGCTGAACTCCGCCCGCGGGATCTCCGACAAGGACGCCTCGCCGCAGGCCCAGGCCGCGCGCCGCATTGGCGGCTTCGCGGACCTCGAGGGGCTGGAGTTCCTCGCCAAGATCGACACCGGCACCGACGCCAACGGCGAGCCGAAGAACGAAATCCGCATGGCGGTCACGCCGGACCACCGGGCCTATGCCACGGCGATGGGGCCGCACGCGGGCGCGCCCGGGCCCGCCTACGCGCCGCAGGCGCAGACCTATGCTCCGCCGCCCGCGGCCCCGACGCAGGGCGCCTTCCCTGCCGCCGTGCCGCGCACCCCGCCGGCGGCTGGAGCCGACAATCGCCCCGCCTGGGCGCGCTGAGGGAGGGCCGCACCAGCATGATGCTCCGCCCCCGCCAGAAGCTCTTCGTCGAGCGCAGCCTCCGTGCGCTCGGTCAGCACGGCAACACCCTCGGCGTCGCACCGACCGGCGCCGGCAAGACGATCATGCTGTCGGCGGCGGTGGGCGAGCATATCGGCAGCAGCGCCGCCAAGGCTGCCGTCCTCGCGCATCGGGATGAGCTCACGGCGCAGAACCTGGCGAAGTTCCGCCGCGTGAACCCGGGCGTCTCCACCTCGGTGGTGGATGCCGGCGAGAAGTCCTGGGGCGGCCAGGTCACCTTCGCCATGGTGCCGACGCTGACGCGCGCCGCCAATCTTGAAGCCATGCCGGTGCTGGACCTGCTGGTGATCGACGAGGCACATCACGCCGTCGCCGACAGCTATCGCCGGATCATCGATCGCGCCCTCAACCGCAACCCGGACTGCCGGATCTATGGCGTCACTGCCACGCCAAACCGCGGCGACAAGGTCGGGCTGCGGCAGGTCTTCTCCAACGTCGCCGACCAGATCCGGCTCGGCGAGCTGATCGCCTCCGGCCACCTGGTGCCGCCGCGCACCTTCATCATTGATGTCGGCGTCCAGGATGAGCTCCGGGCAGTGCGGCGCAGCGGCGACGATTTCGACATGGGCGAGGTCGCCCGCGTCATGGACACGGTGCCGGTCACCGACGCGGTGGTGAAGCACTGGCAGGAGAAGGCCGGCGGCCGCCAGACAGTGGCCTTCTGCTCCACCATCGCCCACGCCGAGCACGTCGCGGCCGCCTTCAACGCGGCCGGCGTCCCCACCGTCGTGGTGACCGGCGACATGCCGGACGGCGAGCGGCGCTCCGTCTTGGCCGCCTATGCCAGGGGCGAGGCACGCATCGTCGTGAATGTCGCGGTGCTGACGGAGGGCTGGGACCACCCGCCCACCTCCTGCGTCGTGCTTCTGCGGCCAAGCTCCTTCAAATGCACGATGATCCAGATGGTCGGCCGCGGGCTGCGCACCGTCGATCCCACGGAGCATCCCGGCATCGTCAAGCGCGACTGCATCGTGCTCGACTTCGGCACATCCTCGCAGATCCACGGCTGCCTGGAGCAGGACGTCGATCTCGACAGCCAGCCCGGTGAAGGTGAGCCGCCCACCAAGACCTGCCCCTCCTGCGAGGCCGAGGTGCCGATCGCGGTGATGGAGTGCCCAATCTGCGGCCACGCCTTCGAGCCCCGCGGGCGCGAGACGGCGCCACTCACCGATTTCATCATGACGGAGATCGATCTCCTCCGTCGCTCCGCCTTCCAGTGGTGTGACCTGTTCGGCGACGACGCTGCCCTGCTGGCCAATGGCTTCAACGGCTGGGCGGGCATCTTCTTCCTGAACGGGGCCTGGCACGCGGTCGGCGGCGCCAAGGAGGAGCGGCCGCGCCTGCTGTCCATCGGGGAGCGGCTGGTGGCGCTGGCCGCGGCGGACGATTGGCTGAACGCCTACGAGACGGACGAGAGCGCCCACAAGAGCCGGCGCTGGCTGCGTGAGCCGCCGACCGAGCGCCAACTGGTCCACCTGCCGCCGGCAGTCCGGGCCGATCTCGGCATGACCCGGTACCAGGCGTCGGCGCTGCTGACCTTCAAGTTCAACCGCCAGGCCATCCAGCATCTCGTGCGCAGCGCCCAGCCCGCGGCGCTGGGGCAGGCGGCATGATCAGTGGCCCGCTCCCCGGAACCGCCCTGCGCCGTCTGCTCCCGCCCGGCGCGTGGCTTTGGCTGGTTCGACCCGGCGCCGCGGAGGAAGCCGCGACCCTCGGTCTCCTTCTGCTGCATCGCCTGCCAGGGCTTCTGGTCGCGCTTGGCGGGGAGGTCGTCCGCCATGGTTGACCTCACCGAGCAGGAGAGGACCGCGATGCGTGCGGCCATGCGCCGCGTCGCGGAGACGATGGCCGAGATCGGCTGGGGCACCCGCTTCAAGGATCTGAGCGAGGCGCAGGTGCTGACGCTGATCGAGGTCGCTGTCGGCGGCTTCCAGGAGGCCATGCAGGCGATCGCCCGGCAGGACGCTACGGCGGAGGTGCCCTTCTGATGCTCGACTTCAACAGCCGCAGCGAGACCTCCGCGCATGTGAATGCCGCCATCGACGCGGCACTGATTACGGCCAATCAGGCGACGCCGCCGCGCAGCTACCTGGGCGGCTCTCGCCTCGGCCATGCCTGCGAGCGGGCGCTGCAGTTCGAGTTCGTGCAGGCCCCGAAGGATGAGGGCGCCGACTTCGACGGACGGCTGCTGCGCATCTTCGGGATCGGCCACGCGCTGGAGGACGTGGCCGTCGCTTGGCTGCGCGCCGCCGGCTTCGATCTCTACACCCGCCGTGGGGGTGGCGAGCATGGCGAGCAGTTTGGCTTCTCGGTAGCGGGCGGTCGCATCCGCGGCCATATCGATGGCGTCTTCGCCGGCGGCCCGACCATCCCCGGCATGGCGTTCCCCGCGCTGTGGGAATGCAAGACCATGAACGCCAAGGCCTGGCGCGAGACGTCCAGCAAGGGCGTCGCTGTGGCCAAGCCGATCTACGCGGCGCAGATCGCGGTCTACCAGGCCTACATGGACGCCGCCGTGCCGGGCGTGGCGGAAAATCCGGCGCTCTTCACCGCCATCAACAAGGACACGGCGGAGCTGCACCACGAGCTGGTGCCGTTCAACGCCGAGCTGGCGCAACGCATGTCCGATCGCGCAGTCCGGATCCTGGCCGCGACCGATGCTGGCGAATTGCTCCCGCGGGTCGCAGCCCAGGCCGATCATTTCGAGTGTCGCTTCTGCCCCTGGGCCAAGCGCTGCTGGGCGCAGCCTGCATGACGGCATGGGGCGACTTCAACGATGCAGCGCCGCTGGTGGATGAGAGCGAGACCGATATTCCCGCCATTGGGCATGTCGAGATGGATCAACTTCCCGGTGCTGGGCAGTCGATGCCGCGCGTTGGCGGACACGTCGCGCCGGATATCGAGCAGATCGCCGCCTTCCTCGACGTGGTGTTCGGCTATTGCGACGGGCTGATCCCCGTCCGCGGCTTCGTCGACCAGGGCCAGGGCCTCGACACCAAGCCGCACAATATCTGGGTCCCTGCCGATCGGCACGCCGCCGCATCCCTCAGCGCCTACGCTACCTGGGCCGCGCGCGAAGGCAGCGCCGTCTATGTCATCCCCGGCACCGTCGCCGAGCAGGGGCAGGCCCGCGCCGAGCATGTGCACCAGATGCAGACGGTGGTGGTCGACCTCGACGCCGGCGACATCGCCGCCAAGTTGGCGCACCTCGTCCACCACCTCGGCGCGCCGACCCTGCTGGTCGAGAGCGGTGGCCGCACCGCCGAGGGCACCGCCAAGCTGCACGCCTGGTGGCGGCTGACCGAGCCGGCGGAGGGCGAAGACCTGGCGCGGGTCTGCGCGCTGCGCGGGGAGATCGCCGACAAGGTCGGTGGCGACACGCATTTCCGCTCCGCGCACCAGCCCATCCGCGTGCCCGGCACCGTCCACCAGAAGCATGGCGTGCAGCGTCGGGTCACCATTCGCGAGCACCGGCCCCGGGTCGAGGTGGAGCTCCCCGACTTTGCCGCGGCCGTCGCGGCCATGCCCGCCATGCCAGGCTTCACGGCGCCCACGGCCGCCCCTGGCGTCAATCGGCCAGGGCTCGATGCCGTCCTCACCACGCCGGTGCGTGAGGGCAGCCAGGACGCGTGGACCCGCTTCCAGGGCGCCAGCGCCGCCATCGGTCACTTTGTCCGCATGGTCCACGAGGGCCGCATGACCGGCGATGAGGGCTGGGAGGCGATCTGCCAGTACAACGCTGCTTGCCTTCGCCCCGAATGGCCGCTGGACCGCCTCAAGGTCGAGGCCGATGCGATCTGGGCCTTGCACGTCGACCGCAACGGGCCGCCGCTGCTGCGGGCAGCGGCAGCGCTGCCCGGCGCCATCGCGGCGCACACGCTCGGCGCGCTGCTGGACGACACCTCGCCGATGCCCGACGACCTGATTGGGCCGCGCCTGCTGACCCCGGGCGGGATGCTGGTGCTCGGCGGCGCGCCGAAGGTCGGCAAATCAGACTTCCTGATCAGCCTGCTGGTGCACGCCGCGGCCGGCGCCCCGTTCCTGCGCTTCACCGCGCCGCGCCCGTTGCGCGTATTCTATCTCCAGGCGGAGATCCAGTATCACTACCTGCGCGAGCGCCTGCAGCAGCTGCGGCTCGATCCCGCGATCGTCGCCCGCGCCCGCAACACCCTCGTCGTCACCCCCAAGCTGCGCATGTTGCTCGATGACCAGGGTGTGCCCCTCGTTGCGGCTGCCATCCGCGCCGCATTTCCTGACGCGCCGCCGGACATCATCTGCATCGATCCCATCCGCAACCTCTTCGATGGCGGGCCCGCCGGCGAAGGCGAGAACGACAACGCCGCGATGATGTTCTTCCTGCAGAGCCGGGTCGAAGCGCTCCGCGACATGGTCGCCCCCGAGGCCGGCATCATCCTGGCCCACCACACCAAGAAGCTCAGCAAGCAGCAGGTGAAGGACGATCCCTTCCTGTCGCTCTCCGGCGCCAGCGCACTGCGCGGCTACTACACCTCGGGCGCCATCCTGTTTCGCCCCGACGAGGAACAGACCGAACGCGAGCTGCATGTCGAGCTCCGCAACGGGCCCGGCCTCGAGCCGATGCTGATCGATAAACGTGGTGGCGCCTGGGTCGAGCTCGATCGGAAGGGTGAGCGGATCGTCCGAAAGGACATCGGCCGCAAGCTCGATGCCGAGCGCACGCGCCGCCACGACGTAATCCTGCGCCTGATCGCCGAGGAGGCGGAGGAAGGCCGGCTCTGCACCACCAACGCCTTTGCGTCGAAGTTCGAGAACAAGCGCGGGCTCGGCGGCAAGGACAACATCCGTGAGCGGATCGGTGTCCTGGCCATGAAGGGCTACATCAAGTACCGGCGCGAAGCGCGCGACCTCGGGCAGCCCTACACCAAGTCGAAGAACGGCTATCTCGTTGTCCAGGACATGCTCCTCGGCACCGGCGAGGAGACCATTGATCCGGAGACCGGCGAGATCATCCCGGCCACCGTGCGGGTGCTCCCGAGCCACTTTCAATGCCCCCGCAGCGAGGCGCTGCTCGAGGTCGAGAACCCCGAGGTGTGGGTGCTGCACGACCCCGAGGAGCCCGCCTGATGCCCCCCTCGATGCGACTCCGCACTGACCTAAACTGCTCCCGAAACTGCGCAGTTTCGGTCCCAATCTGCTTCCCTGCCGAAACTGCGAAACTGCTTTTCGTCAATCAGATCAGCGGCTTCTGGCCGAAAGCAGTTTCGCGTAACGAATCTGTCCGAAACTGCTCCGAAACTGCTTTTTCTGACGTGAAACCAGTAACTTGGAGCAGTTTGGCAGATTCGGTTTTTCGCCTCCCCCCTACGGGGGGTGTGCGTGCGCGCCTCAACGGCGCGCGCACACCACACCTCGGGCGACCGGGTTGGGCGCGTGGGCCACCCCCTCCAAGGGTCATCCACCCCAAGCCGGGCAGCGACGGCGAGCTCCGCCAAGAACCGCACCGTCGCCGCCCTCACCAGGACGATCCCATTCCGGAGACCACCATGGCACCCACGACTCTCACCATGTCCGCCGCCCATGCAAGCGGCCCGCCCATCGCCCTCCCGCCCGCGATCAGCCTGGCGCACCACACCGTGCTCGCCCTGGACCTCGGCACCACCACCGGATGGGCGCTGCGGTCACGCGATGGCGGCATCACCTCCGGCACCATGACGTTCAGGCCAACCCGCTTCGAAGGCGGCGGGATGCGCTTCCTGCGCTTCCGTGGATGGCTGGTCGAGGTCGCCGCCCTGTCCGGCGGTGTCGCGCGGATCGTGTTCGAGGAGGTCCGCGCGCATGCCGGCACCGATGCGGCGCACATCTACGGCGGCTTCCTCGGCATGCTAACCGCTTGGTGCGAGGAGCACGACGTCCCCTACGAGGGCGTTCCGGTCGGCACGATCAAGCGCTACGCGACCGGCAAGGGCAATGCCGACAAGGCAAAGATGGTCGCCGCCATCCAGGCTCGCGGCTTCGCGCCGGCCGACGATAACGAGGCGGATGCCATCGCCCTTCTGCTCTGGGCGACCGACCCCCAGGGAGGCCGCGCATGAGCATGCACGGCGCACCTCTACCGCCCCGATCCTGCCTCGACCGCGGGACGCGCAGCCCGACCAACGACAGCGAGGTGAACGCCATGCGCGCCGCCGCCTGGCATAGGCACGGCGTCGCCGCCCTGCCGGTCGCCGACATCACTGACGACTGGCTGCGCCAGGCGATTACCAACGAGGCCAATCGGCGCTGGGGTCGTCGCAACGGGGAGAACTACAATGGCCGGTAAGCGGAAGACCAAGGTGGCGAAGCCCAAGCAGGATGATCTGGCGAAGCCGTCAAAGTGGCGGCTGCAGCATGGCGAATTCACAGAACCCCTCCGCGAAGCGGATCCGGAAACAGGCGTGCCGGTGACGCATCGACGTTCTGTCGACACGCTGGGCCTCATGCTGGTGAAGGGCAGCATCACGCAGACGATGCACGACGCCGGGGCGATGTTTCGGGTGACCTTCCGCCTCGCCGCACTGGACGGCATGCGTACCACGCAGTTGCTCCGCGTCCAGGGCGGTGGCGGCGACTTGCTGAGCGAACGCCAGGCTGCTGCACGGCGTCGGTTGGCCGCGGCCCTGGACGTGTTCGGCGGCGCGGACAGCGCCGGCGGAAGCTGCCTGTGGCACGTGCTCGGCCTCGAGTGCTCCCTCCGGGAATGGGCGATGCGGCAAGGGTGGTCCGGCCGTCCGATCCACCACGTCCAGGCACAGGGCATCCTGCTCACCGCGCTCGGCGTGCTGGCGGCCCATTATGGCCTGCAACCGCGGGAGCATGCCGCGTGAGCGTCAGCCCAGGGCGGCCTTCAGGTCCGCCATCGTGGCCATCAGCGTCATCGGGTCGATCGCTGACGGCGTGAAGCCACACGCCTGGTAGAAGCGCTGAGCGTCGGCGTTCAGGGCCTGCACCAACACCCCGCGCACCGCCAGCACCTCGCTGGCCTGTAGCACGCGCAAGACCGCATCCCGCAGCAGCGCCCGCCCGATGCCCTGGCCGTGCAGGCTACGGTCCACGGCCAGTCGGCCCAGCATCGCCATGGGGATCGGGTCGGGCATGTTGCGCTTCACACGCCCTGGAGCAGCGGTCACGGCCACAGCCCCAGCCGCCAGGCAGTAGAACCCCACCACGAAGCCGGCGCGGCACACCACGAAGGTCCTTGACGCGCCGGCCGCCTGATTCGCCCGCGCACGCCGCCGTAGCCAGTCATCGAGCGTGGCCTCGCCGCTATCGAACATCGCCAGGTCGTGCGTGTCGTCGAGCGGCGTCGGGGCGCTGAGCCTGTCGGCACTCACTCCCACGGTGGCGCGGTTTCCAGCAGCTTGCGAAGCCTGCCGTTCGGGTTGGGCGGCGCGTCGAGCAGCGCCTGGAACTTGGCGTACGCGGCCGGCTGGGTGCGGAACAGCGTGCGGTCGAGAATGGCGTCGGTCGCAGCGCGGCGCGCGGCCTCCAGCATGAACTCGGAGCGCGACTTACCCGAGAGCACGGCGGCCTGGTCGATCAGGGCACGCTCCTCGGGCCGGACGCGGATGTTGATCGCGCCGACGGTGATGGCGGGCTGGGCCTTGGCCGGGCGGCGGGTCGGGGTGGTGGTGCGCTTGGCGGGTGTGGGCATGGTGGCCTCCGAGGCTGGTTCTACGACTCTGTATAGACATTGTCCACCACGCAGTCGTGGCGCTGCTGAAACGCGATTGCGGCACCGGAACCAGAAGGGATAGTGTTTCGACAGTCGTTGAATTGCGACCGCAGCAGAGTGGCTCCCGAGCCACTGACCCGCTGTTCAGCCACAGTGGCTCTCGAGCCGATGGTTCCTTCCTGGCCCCGCTGTATGCGGGGGGCGGAAGCGCGCAACATCGCTAGCGCCAGGCCGAAAATATGGGTTGCGGTTTGCAGCCTTCGCCCGCGGCTTCAAATCGTTAGCTGCAAACCGATGCCGCGCCGCGGCCCTGCAAACCACCTGCAAACCGGATGGCATCATGACGCTCCCCTGGATGGCGGCGAAGATCCTGCTGCGTCCGGTGGGGGAGCTGCGTCCGCACGCCGGCAACGCCCGCGTGCACAGTGCCGAGCAGCTGGAGCAGATCAAGGCCAGCATGCTCGCCTTCGGCTTCACCAACCCGCTGCTGGTCGATGAGGACGACGTGCTGATCGCCGGCCACGGTCGGCTGGAGGCTGCGTCGGCGCTCGGCATGGCCAAGGTGCCGGCGATCGTTCTGCGGCACCTGTCCGCGGCGCAGAAGGAGGCGCTGCGGCTCGCGGATAATCGCATCGCGGAGAACGCGACCTGGGACCAGGCGCTGCTGCGCGATGCGCTGGCTGCGGTGCAGGCGGCGCAGGACATCGATCTCGGCGCGCTCGGCTTCTCGGCGGATGAGCTCGCGGACATCCTCGCGGCGGCTGGAGATGCCGTGTCCGACGGCGACGCGCCCGAGGCTCTGTCCGCGGATCCAGTCGAGGGGGGCGGTGCGGCCGGCGCGGCGGATGTGGAGGAGCCGGCGGACGACCCCGCCGATGCCGATCCGGAGCCGCCGCGCCAGGCCGTCACTCGTCCAGGCGATCTCTGGCTGCTGGGCGAACATCGCCTGCTCTGCGGCGACAGCACCGACGCCGCCTCAGTGGCGCGAGTCATGGGCGAGGACCGCGCCGCGCTGCTCTTCACCTCCCCGCCCTACGGCAACCAGCGCGACTACACGACCGGCGGCGTCACGGATTGGGATGCGCTGATGCAGGGCGTGTTCCAGCATCTCGACGCGGCTTTGCGGCCCGACGGCCAGGTGCTGGTGAACCTCGGCCTGATCCATCGTGACAACGAATGGCAGCCCTATTGGGCCGGCTGGCTCGACTGGATGCGCGCCCGCGGCTGGCGGCGCTTCGGGCTGTACACCTGGGACCAGGGGCCTGGCCTGCCGGGCGACTGGAATGGGCGGCTGTCGCCCGCCTTCGAGCTGCTCTTCCACTTCAATCGCGAGGCCCGGCGCCCCAACAAGATCATCCCCTGCCGCTGGGCGGGGCACGTCAACTCCGAGAAGGGTGGCCTCCGCGCCAAGGACGGCACCGTCGGTGAATGGCAGCATGCCGGCCAGGGCGTGCAGGAGACCAGGATCCCGGACAACGTGCTGCGCATCACGCGGCACAAGGCCCGCGGCATCGAGACAGAGCATCCCGCGGTGTTTCCGGTCGCGCTGCCTGACTTCGTGATGCGTGCCTATGCCGATGAGGGCGACGTGGTGTTCGAGCCCTTCGCTGGCGCTGGCACCACCATCATTGCCGGCCAGCGCACCGGCCGTTGCGTGCGGGCGATCGAGCTCGCGCCTGCCTATGTCGACCTGGCCGTGGCGCGATGGCGGATGCTGCATCCCGATGTGCCGGTAACCCTGGCCGATGACGGGCGCGATTACGACGCCGTGGCGGCGGCGCGAATGGAGGTCACCGCGAATGCAGCCTGACCTCGTGATCTCCGCTCTGCCGCTGGCAGCGCTGGTCCCCTATGCCGAGAACGCGCGCACGCATTCGCCGTCGCAGGTGGCGCAGATCGCGGCGTCCATCGCCGAGTTCGGCTTCGTGAACCCAGTGCTGGTCGACGCAGAGGGCGTGCTCATTGCCGGCCACGGCCGCGTCATGGCGGCCAAGCAGCTGGGCCTGGTCGCGGTACCGGTGCTGCAGCTCGGACATCTCTCCCCTGCGCAGGCGCGAGCCCTTCGCCTGGCCGATAACCAGATCGCCCTGAACTCCGGCTGGGACGAGGCGCTGCTGGCCGCGGAGATCGCCCGCATCCGTGACGAGGCCGTGGTCGATCTCGACGTGCTCGGCTTCTCGGGCATGGAGCTCGACCGTCTGCTGGCGGCAGCCGATGCGGGCCTTGGCGATGACGCCGACGAGGCTCCACCGCCGCCGGTGGTGCCCGTCACGCGCGCCGGCGACCTCTGGCGCTGCGGCGAGCACCGGCTGCTCTGCGGCGACGCGACCAAGATCGATGATGTCCAGCGTGCGCTCGGCGCCGGCCACTTGGCCGACATGGGCTTCGTCGATCCGCCCTACAATGTGGCCTACGAGGGCGGCACCGCGGCCAAGATGACCATCGCCAACGACGCGCTCGGCGGCGGCTTTCCGGAGTTCCTGCGGCCGGCGCTGACCAACCTGCTCTCGGTGACCAAGGGCGCCTGCTACGTCTGCATGTCCTCCTCCGAATGGCCGACGCTGCATCGCGTCTGGCAGGAGGCCGGTGGGAAGTGGTCGAGCACCATCATCTGGGCGAAGAACACCTTCGCGCTCGGCCGCGCCGACTACCACCAGCAGTTCGAGGCGATGCTCTACGGATGGAAGGCCGGCGCGCAGCACTATTGGTGCGGCGCGCGTGACCAGGGGAATGTTTGGCACTTCGACAAGCCGGCGCGGAATGACCTGCACCCGACGATGAAGCCGGTGGCGCTGGTCGAGCGCGCCATCCGCAACAGCAGCAAGCCGCGCGACACAGTGCTGGACTGCTTCGGCGGCTCGGGCACCACCATGATCGCTGCCGAACGCACGGGGCGGCGCGCGGTGCTGCTGGAGATCGACCCCGCCTATGCCGATGTCATCGTGCGGCGGTGGCAGGAGACGACCGGCGAAGCCGCCGTGCTGGAGGGTGATGATCGCATCTTCGCCGATGTCGCCGCGGCGCGTGGCGTCGTCGATCATGATGTGATCCAGACCGCCGAAACATAGCAATTCCGCGCCGCTGCATCTTGCTTGGCTCGTGCGCAGCACAGCGCGAATGGTCCGTCACACGCAGAGCACGCCGCCCTGCACCACGACGGAGACCACGATGACCGACCGCGAAGCCCGCGCCGCCCGCAACCAGGAACGCAGCCTGGCCGCCTTCCTCGCGAAGAAGGCCGAATTCGACGCCCTCCTCACGGAACTCACCCAGGCCAGCGCGGACCATTTCGGCGCGGACCCCGAGACGGTGCTCTGGGGCGAAGCGGCCTGGCTTTCGGATGCCACCGCGAAGCTGAAGGACATCGCGGACCAGCATTTCCGCCGCGGCGAATACGAAGCCTGACGCGGGTCACTCCCACACCGCCCCGACCGGCGACGCCGGCGGGGCTCCGGGCAGTAGGGGCCGATGGTCGGCGCCCGACACCGGAGACCACCAGGATGACCAAGCTTTCCGACACCCAGCGCGTGATCCTGAGCGCCGCCGCGCAGCACGAGATGGGCCTCGCCCGCGCGCCGAAAACGCTCCCGGCCGCCGCGCGCAACGCGGTGTTCCGCAGCCTGATCAAGAACAACCTGCTGACCGAGATCAACGCCCCGCGGGACTACGTGGGCCTGGGCTGGCGCCAGGATGACGACGGAACCTGGATTGTGGCGCGTATCACCGACGAGGGGCTGCGCGCCATCGGCATCGACCCGAACGAGGACGACGCGGTGGCCGGCGAGCCCGACTGCTCCGGCATCGAGGGCAGCGTGCCCGACACGGCGCCCACGGGCGCGGAGGAGCCGGCGCCGCAGGGTGAGGACGCCCCGCCGCCCGAAGCCGCCCAGGCCGCGCCCCTGGCGGAGGAAATCGCCCTGCTCGACCAGGCCCTCGCTGCGCGCGCCGCCACTCCGCGCGCCAGCCTGCGCGACGCCGCCGCGGCGATCCTCGCCACCTGGGATGACGAGGCCAACCGCGAGGGCGACATGATCGGTGCACTCGACGCGCCGATGGAAGCGCTCCGCACCCTGCTCGCCGGCAAGCCCGCCCGCATCGCCCGCGAGCCGGGCGCGCTGCGCAAGCCGCGCGAGGGCACCAAGCAGGAGCAGGTGCTGGCCATGCTGCGCCGCCCCGAGGGCGCCACGGTCGCGCAGATCGCCGAGGCAACGGGCTGGGCGCAGCACACGGTACGCGGCTTCTTTGCCGGGCTGAAGAAGAAGGGCCACGCGGTCGAAGTGAAGTCGCGGGAGCGGATGGTCGGCCCCAACAAGACCGGCGCGAAGGGGTCCTTCACCATCTACGCATTGGCGGAGTGAAGCATCTCAGCCACGCCGCTGAACATGATCGGGAGCGCCGGGGATCATCGAGATTCCCGGCGCCTTATCGAGTTGGCTGCGCTCCGACACAGCGCGAATCGTCCGTCACGCGCAGGGCCATCCCGCCCCGCCGAGACGGAGACGACGATGAGCGCCACCATCCTCCCGCACCAGACTGCCGAAGGCCCGCAGGACCGCGCTGCCTGGCAGCAGCTTCTTGCCACCGCGCCGCGCAGCACCGACAGCGTGGGCCGCGCCACCATTCAGGTCTGCACCGCCAGCGACGGGCGCGGGATCTTTGCCACGGTGGACTACGCCACCTGGCAGACCGAGAAGGAGGAGGGCTGATGCCCTCCGAGCGCCGCTGGATCATCCTGGCGCAGGATGGCCGGCACGTGACGATGGGCCGCGCCGCGCCGCCCAGCGAAGCCGAGGTCGAGGCCGCCGCCGCGGCGCTTGCCGCACAGGGGCTGGCAGGCTGGCTCGCCACGCTGGACGGAAACTACTGGGCGCGCCGCCGCGTGGCCCTCGCGCCGGTGCAGATGCTCGGCGACGGCGCCACGCTGGACTGGTCCGCCGCCATCACCGCCTTTGAAGCCGCCCGCCAGCGCGCCCTTCGTCCCCTCTGAGGAGGCCGGCATCGCCATCACGCGCGGCGGCTTGCGGGCCCCCATCGCGGCTCCGCGATGGGAGGCAGAGTCGCCGCCATGCCGGAAATGACCGCCTCCACGCGCGAGGCCGCCCGTCGCCTCGGCGTCAGCGACACCGCCATCCACAAGGCCGAGCGGGCGGGCCGCATCGCCCGCGAGCCGGATGGCCAGTGGGACATCGACAAGACCCGCCGCCGCCTGACTGAGACCGCAGACCCGGCGCGGTCGCCGCTGGCCAATGGCGCGGGCGCCGAGGGCACGCCCTTCGCCCGGCTCAAAGTGGCGCAGCTTGCGCTGAAGGTGGAGGCGCAGCGCCTTTCGCTGGATGAGACCAAGCGCCGCCTGGTCGATGTCACCGAGGCCAATGCCGCGCTCGACGAGATCGGCAGCACCATGCGCGACGCGCTGCTGAACTGGCCGGCCCGCGTCTCCGGCCTGATCGCCGCCGAGATCAGCGTCGATCCGCATCTGCTGCAGACCATCCTGCAGAGCCACATCAACGACCTGCTGACGGAGGCGGCCGATCGCTTCGATCCAGCAGGCCTCGGAGGGGACCGGTCTCCGCAGCCGTGAGCATGTGCGCCGGCGTGTCGGCGCCATGCTCCGCCCGCCGCCGCAGCTCACCGTCTCGGAATGGGCCGAGCGGCACCGCATGCTCGGCAGCCGCGCCTCCGCCGAGCCAGGGCCGTGGCGCACCAGCCGCACGCCCTACCTCAAGGATGTGATGGACGCGCTGTCGGCAGTGCATCCGGCCCGGCGCGTCGTCTTCATGAAGGGCGCGCAGGTCGGGGCCACGGAAAGCGGAAACAACTGGCTCGGCTACATCATGCACCACGTGCCGGCGCCCGCGCTTGCGGTGCAGCCGACCGTGGAACTGGCCAAGCGCTTCTCGCGCCAGCGCATCGACCCGCTGCTTGAGGAGACGCCGGCGCTGCGGGAGCGCGTCGCCCCGGCTCGCGCCCGCCACAGCGGCAACACGATGCTGTCGAAGGAATTCCCCGGCGGCATCCTGGTCCTGACCGGGGCGAACAGCGCGGTTGGGCTGCGCTCGATGACCGCGCGGTTCCTGTTTCTCGACGAGGTGGATGCCTATCCCGGCGACGTCGCCGGCGAGGGTGATCCCATCGCGCTCGCCGAGGCGCGCGCCCGCACTTTCGGCTGGCGGCGAAAGGCCTTCCTGGTCAGCACGCCCACCATCGCCGGGCGCAGCCGGATCGAGCGGGAGTATCTGGCCTCCGACCAGCGCCGGTTCTTTGTGCCGTGCACGGCGTGCGGCGAGATGCAGTGGCTCCGCTTCGAGCGGCTGCTGTGGGAGAAGGGCGCGCCCGAGACAGCGCGGTATCACTGCTCGGCCTGCGACCACCCCATGCAGGAGCACGACAAGACCGCCATGCTCGGCGGCGGGGAATGGCGCGCAACGGCGGAGGGCCAGGATCCGCACACCATCGGTTTCCACATCTCGGCGCTCTATTCGCCGGTGGGCTGGCTGTCCTGGGAGCAGATCGCCCGCGATTGGGAGGCAGCCCAGGGCAAGCCCGAGGATATCAAGACCTTCAAGAACACCGTCCTGGGCGAAACCTGGCAGGAGCAGGGCGAGGCGCCGGATTGGGAACGCCTGGTCGAGCGCCGCGAGGATTTCGCTATGGGCGTCGTCCCGCCCGGTGCGTTGGTGCTGACGGCCGGCGTGGACGTGCAGGACGATCGCCTGGAATGCGACGTCTGGGGCTGGGCGGAGGGCTTCTCGTCCTGGCTCGTTGACCATGTGGTGATCCCCGGCAGCCCGCGGGATCGCGAGCCATGGGACGAACTGGCACGGGTGTTGGCTCGCGACTGGCCACGCCAGGGTGGCGGCGCCATGCGCATCGCCCGGCTCTGCGTCGACACCGGCGGCCGCGACACCGCCGCCGTCTATGGCCATCTGCGCCGCCTGCGGGATCCGCGCATCGCGCCGACCAAAGGCATCGACGGTTGGAACCGGGCGCAGCCCGTGCAGGGTCCGACGCCGGTGGATGCGCTGGTGAACGGCCAGAAGCTGCGGCGCGGGCTCAAGCTGTGGACGGTGTCGGTCTCGACCTGGAAGGCCGATCTTTATCGCCGGCTCTGGCTCGGCCGCGGCGACGCGGAGGAGTTGCCGCCCGGCTGGGTGCATCTGCCGCGCGGCGTCGAAGTCGAATGGGTCAAGCAGCTCGTCGCCGAGCAGCTGCGCACGGTGAAGGACCGCCGCGGCTTTGCCCGGCAGGAATGGGCCAAGCTGCGGGAGCGGAATGAGGCACTGGACTGCGCGGTGCTGGCTCGCGCGGCGCTCTGGCTGCTGGGCGCGGACCGCTACGGCGAACAGTTCTGGGCGCGGCTGCGTGACGAGGCGGCGGACGCACCGCTGCGGCCCAGCGAAATTCCCGCCGCTGGGAATGTCGCTCCCCCATCGCCGGCGTCGCAGGCCGCGGCGGTGCCGCCATCCGACAACCAGCGCCCGCGGGGCTGGCTCGCGCCGCGCAGCGGCTGGCTTCGTTGAAAGGAGGACGAGCATGGATCCGACCGTCCTCGCCTGGGCACTCGCCCAGCCCGCCGGCACCCGTGCCGCCGTGCTGGCCGCCGCCTTCACCGGCGGTACCACGCGCGTGACCTTCGATGGCCGCACCGTTGAATACCGGTCGCTCGATGAACTGGGCCGCGCCCTATCGGTGCTCCATGCCGCGGAGAACGCCGCCGCGCGCCGCCCCAGCGCGACCTTCGCCAGCTTCTCGCGGGAGGGCAGCCGGTGATGGGGCGTCTTCGTGATGCCTGGCACGCGCTGCGCGGCTATGCCGCAGCCCAGGACAGCCGCGCATCGAGCTGGGCGGCCTCGGGGAGCAGCGCCACCGCGGAGGTCGGCGCCGCCGCTCCCACGGTCGCGCGCCGTGCCCGCGATGCTGTCCGCAACGACCCCTACGCCGCCCGCATCGTCGATCTCTGGACCGGCAACGCCGTCGGCGCCGGCATCACCACCCGCTGGCCTGACAAGCCCCATGCCGAGGCCTGGCGCCGCTGGTCCGACAGCACCGCCTGCGACGCGGAGGGCCGGCTCGACCTCTATGGCCTGCAGGCGCTGGTGATGCGCGCTGTTGTCGAGAGCGGCGAATGCTTCGTTCGCCTCCTGCCGGCCGACATCACGCCAGCCAATCCGATCGGCCTGCGGCTCCAGGTGCTGGAGAGCGATCACCTCGACGCGGCCCGCCAGGGCGTCATCGAAGGCGTCCCCACCCTGCAGGGCATCGGCCTGGGCGAGGCCGGCGAGCCGGTCGGCTACTGGCTGCACCGCGTGCATCCCGGCGCGTCCTGGGTGCTGCCGGGCGGCGCCACCTGGTTGAGCAGCCAGCGCGTGCCCGCGCGCGACGTGCTGCACATCTACCGCAAGCGCCGCCCCGGCCAGCTGCGCGACGTCTCCTGGCTCGCTCCGGTGCTCACCCGCCTGCGCGACCTGGGCGACTACGAGGCCGCGCTCCTCATGAAGGCCAAGATCGAGGCCTGCCTCGCGGCGGTCGTCTCGGAGGATGGCGACGAGGCCATGACCGGCCCGGCCTCGGGCCTGCTGCGCGACGCCCAAGGCCGGACGGTCGAGAGCTTCGAGCCGGGGATGATCCTGTATCGCCGCGGCATGGGGTCGGTGGAGGTCGTGAACCCCTCGGGCGGTGGCAGCCACGCCGCCTTCGCACGCCGTGCGCTGGAGGCTTCCGCCGTCGGCACCGGCCTGACCTATGACCAGGTGGCCGGCGACCTGACCCAGGCGAACTACTCCTCGCTGCGTGCCGGCAAGATCGAGTTTCGGCGCCTCTGCGAGCAGGTCCAGTACGGCATGCTCATCCCGATGCTGGTGCGGCCAATCGCGGACCGGTTCCACGCGCAGGGCGCGCTGCTCGGGTTGTGGAGCGCGGATGTTCCCGAGGGCCTGTCGCACGTCCCGCCCGCGCACGAGATGATCGACCCGCTCAAGGACACCACGGCGCTGATCGCGCAGGTGCGCGCCGGCTTCGTGCCGCAGCCCGAGGCGGTCGGCGCCTTCGGCTACGATTTCCGCCAGGTGGTGGAGATGATCCGCGAGGCGAATGCCCTGCTCGACGAGGCGGGCCTCTCGCTCGACAGCGATCCGCGCCGCGTCGCGAAGTCCGGCGCCGCACAGGATGCGGCTCAGCTCGCCGCCATCGAGATCGCCGCCACCGGCGCTGCTTCGCCGCGTGCGGATGCCGGCGCTGCCGCCAATCCAGGAGCATCCCCATGATCGCAGGCGCCTACGACTGGACCGACGACATGCTCAAGATCAAGAGCATGCAGAAGAAGTTCCGCGACAGCTTCAACGGCACCGAGATCAACCCGGCGCGGTGGGAGATCGCGGCCACCGGCGGCGGCATCACGCACACCGTGGCAGAGGGCGCGGTGACCATCTCCACCGGCACCACGCTCGACGACGAGCTCACGCTCACCAGCCGCACCACCTTCACCATCCCGCTCCGGGTCATGGTGGCGGTGAACATGAGCCAGCGGATCGTCGGCCAGTCGGTGTGGCTCGAGCTCGTCAGCATCGATCCCACCACCGCCCAGCCGGATGGGCGCAGCGCCGCGGCCTGGCGGCTGGATGGCGCCAGCCCGACGCTCGCCAACTACGAGGTGGGCAGCGAGGGCGCCCCGCGCCTCGGCAGCGCCTCCGGCAGCACCATTCCCACCACGGCGCCCGCGGGGTGGTCCGTGCTGGAGATCGAGCCGACCAACGACGAGTGCTACTTCCACGGCCGGCTGCTCGACACCACGGCAGCGCGCTCGAACTCCTATGTTCGCCACCAGCAGATTCCCGAGCCGAATGCGCTGTATCGGTTCCGGATCCGGGTGCGGAACCGGCAGGTGATCAACGGCATCTCGGCGGTGGCGAACAACGGCGGCGGCGCGGTGCGCGTCACCCGTGCCGCGCATGGCTTCGCGACGAACGACGTGGTGACCGTGGCCGATGTCTCTGGCGTGCCCGGGGCGAATGGCAGCTTCACCATCACGGTCATCGACGCCAACAGCTTCGACCTGGTGGGCTCAACCTTCAGCGGCGCCTATCTCAACACCGGCTGGGCCTCGGTCAGCCGCAATTTGGCGCCGGCCTCGAACACCGACATCAGGGTCCAGTTCGTCACCATCGCCGACTATGCCGAGCTGACGACGGAGATCACCGCCGGCCGCGGCCAGTCGGTCGCTGGCCAGGGGCTGGGCGTGAACGTGCTCAGCACCATCCCGCCGGCGGTCACGCCAGTGGGTGGTCAGGCGCGCAACACGGCTGGCGCCGTGCCGGTGTTGGCCGCCACTGGCTACTCGGCCAACCCGATCGCCGTCACGACGGCGCGTGGTGTGGATCTGCTGGCGACGCTGATCGGCGCGCTGGTCACCAAGCCCTACGCCATCCCCGAGGCCGACTGGCAGACCGCGGCCGCGGCGGGTGGGATCATCACTACCACCGACGTGGTGCTCCGGGCGGCGGCTGCGGCGGGCATCCGCAACTACGTGACCTCGATCGACCTCCGCAACGCGCATCCGACGGTGGCGACCGAGGTGGTGATTAAGGACGGCGCCACGGTGATCTGGCGACAGCTGCTTCCGGCAGCGATGGCGGCGCCGGTGGAGATCACCTTTCCCACCCCGCTGCGCGGCACCGCGGCCACGGCGATGAACGTCGCCTGCATCACCACCGGCGCGCAGGTCTACGTCAACGCGCAGGGCTTCGCCGCGCCGTAAGGCGCCGCCCCAGGAGCATCCCATGACAGAGCCGATCGACCTGGGCGGGGGCTCCCCCGTGCCGGAGGCCACGCCATTGCCCGATCGACTGCCCACCGCTGGGCAGTCGATCACCGCCTGCCGTGCGCTCGCCGCGCCCGTTACCGTCGACCGTGCCGCGCGCACCGTCGAGGTGGTGTGGTCCACTGGCGCCCGCGCGCGGAACTTCGTGCCGCCGCTCGGTCCCATCATCGAGGAGCTCGACATGCGGCCGGAGGCGGTACGCATGGATGCGCTCCGGTCCGGCCGGGCACCCGTGCTGGACACGCACCGCCGCGCCGGGACGCGGGATGTGCTGGGCCGCGTCATCGCCGCCCGCCTCGAGGCCGGCCGCGGCTACGCCACGCTCCAGTTCAGCGGCGCCGATGACGTGGAGCCGGTCTGGCAGCGCGTGGCCGACGGCACGCTGCAGTCCGTCAGCGTCGGCTATCGCGTTCATCGCTACGAGCCCCGGCCCGACGCCGCCACCGGCCAGACCATCCACCGTGCCGTGGATTGGGAGCCCTACGAGATCTCGATCGTGCCGGTGCCGGTGGACGGCTTGGCCGTGATCCGTGGCGAGGGGGATCAGGGCACCTCCGCCACCGCGATCGAACCCGCCCTGACCGAGGAACACCCCATGCCCGAGACGACGCCGGCTTCGCCGGATCCCGCGCCGGCGCCGCCCGCGCCGCCCACCGCCCCGCCCCAGGAGATTCCCGTGACCACCGCACCCGCCACCCCGCCCGCCGCTCCGCCCGAGCCGACCCGCGCCATGCCGCCCACGCCCGACCTGGACTCCATCCGCGCCGAGGCGGACCGCGCCGCCGTCGAGCGCATCGCCGCCTATGAGCCGGTGCTGGCCGGCGCCCGCGGCCTGGTGACCCCCGACATGCTCGACGCCATGCGCGAGGCCGCCATCCGCGACCGCATCTCGCCCGAGGTCCTGCGCGGCCGCCTGTGGGACGCCTTCGCCAGCCAGGGCCCGCGCCCGAGCCTGCCGGCGCGCCCCGAGACCGGCCCCGGCCAGGACGATCCGGCCAGCCTGCTCGACGCCATGGCCGAGGCGCTCGCCGCCCGTTCCATGCCCGGCTACCAGGCGCCCAGCACGGGCCCCGGCGCTGGCCGCCACGTCGAGTTCATGGGCTGGCGCCCCTCCGACATGATGGGCGAACTGCTCCGCGCCCGCGGCGAGCGCAACATCCCCCGCAACCCGACCATCCTGGCCGAGCGCGCCTTCCACACCACCAGCGACTTCCCCGCGCTGCTTTCTGCCGCGGCCAACAAGATGCTGCTCGCGGCCTACGGCCCGGCGCAGCCGACCTATCGCACGCTGTTCCTCCGCCGCGACTTCCGGGACTTCAAGCCGCACCGCCACCTGCGCGTCGGCGACTTCCCCAACCTCGTGGCGCTCTCCGAGAACGGCGAGATCCAGGCCGGCACCATGTCGGAAAGCCAGGAGCTGGTCTTCCTGCAGACCTTCGCGCGCCGCATCCGTGTGACGCGGCAGATGCTGGTCAACGACGACCTTGGCGCCTTCACCGACTTCGCCTCCATGATCGGCCGGCGCGTGGCCGATTTCGAGAACGCGACGGCCTATGCGCTGGTGAACAGCGCCAACGGCGATGGCCCGACGCTCATCACCGGCAATGCCGCGGTCTTCGGCACCGCTGCGGCCCGCGCCAACAAGGCGGGCGCCGGCACGCTGCTCGACCTGCCGAACCTGGCGCTCGGCCGTGCCGCGGTGATGCGGCAGCGGACGCTCGATGGTCTGCCCATAGCGGTCGGCGCGCAGATGCGCCTGCTGGTCGGGCCGAACCAGGAACTGGCTGCGCGGCAGCTCACGGTGTCCGTCCAGGCGACGCAGACCAGCAACGCGAACGTCTATGCCGGCTTCGTGCAGCCGCTGGTCGAGCCGCTGATCCCCGCCAACCGCTGGTACCTCTTCTCTGATCCCTTCGCGGCTCCCGTCTACGTCTACGGCTATCTGAACGGCGCCGAGGGGCCCCAGGTCACCACCGGCAACGTCCAAGGCGTGGATGGTGTCGAGGTGTCGGTGATCTTCGACTTCGGCGTCGGCGCCATCGACTGGCGCGGCGCCTGGTTCAATCCGGGTACCTGATCCCGGCTCCTCCCTTCCATCGTGAACCCATGCAGAGGGCGCCCCACCGGGCGCCTTCTGCGTTTCTGGAGACCTCATCCCCATGCGCAACTACGTGCAGCCCGGCGACAGCCTGGCGCTCGCCGTCCCCTATGCGGGCGGCGTCACCTCCGGCCAGGGCGTCCTGGTCGGCGCGCTCTTCGGTGTGGCCGCGGTCGATGGCGCGCAGAACGCCGTCATCGAGGCCGCAACTCAGGGCGTGTTCGACATCACGAAGGAGCCGGCGCTCGCCATCACCGCCGGCGCCCGCGTCTTCTGGGACAACACCAACCGGCGCATCACGACCACCGCCACCGGCAACTTCCAGGTCGGCATCGCCAGCTTGGCGGCGCTCGCCGCGGACACCACCGTCCGGGTCTGGCTCAACCGCGTGCCGGCGATCGGCACGTGAGCATCGATCCGAAGGCCACGCGGGGCTATCGCAACCGCAATCCGGGCAACATCGAGCACGTCCCCGCCAACAAGTGGCAGGGGCTGGCCGATCCGCCCTCCGATGGCCGCTTCTGCCGCTTCACCAGCCATGAGCTCGGCATCCGCGCGTTGGCGGCGCTGCTGGTCACCTATCAGGACCGGCACAAGCTGCGGACGCCACGCGCGATCATCGAACGTTGGGCGCCCAAGGTGGAGAACGACACCGCGGCTTATGTCGCGGTGGTGGCGCGGCGGATCGGCGTCGGGCCGGATGAAGCGATCGACCTGCATCGGCACGATCACCTCCGCCCGCTGGTCGAGGCCATCATTCACCATGAGTGCGCCGGCCTGTCCTATCCGGCCGCGGTGATCGATCGCGCGCTGACGCTCGCGGGTGTCCCTCCGGCGCAGCCCGCGACCCTGCGCGAGGTGGCCGCCATCACCGGCACCGGGCGTGGTGCGGTCCTCGTGGGCGCGGCGGGCATCGCCACCGCGGTGGCGCAGGCGGCACCAGCCATCCAGGCGCTGGGCACGCTGGCGCCGGCCGTCGCCATCGCGGTCATCGTGGCAGCGGTGGTCGGCGTGCTCGCCTGGCGGCTGCGGCGGCCGGCATGAGCGCCTTCGCCGCGGCGATGGACGCGCTGGCCGCGGATCCGAACATCGGCGCGGATGCGACCTATCGCGAGGGCGGGACCGGTGCGCCGGTCCTGCTCCGCGTGGTCCGCTCGGCGCCGGACCGGCTGGGAGATGCCTTCGGCACCAGCGTTACCCAGGCCAGCGATGTGCTGACCGTGGCCATCGCCGTGCTGGCAGCGGTGGACGCCGACGACACCTTCACCCTCGGCGCCTACACCCTGACCGTCCAGCACGCCGAGCGCGACGCCGCCGGCATCGCCTGGCGGGTCTTCTGCCGCAGATAGGAGCACCGCCATGATCGATCCGGAGCGCATCGGCGGCATCGTCGGCGAGGCGCTGCTCGCTGGCGCCCTGGGTGCGCTCGGGGCGATGGCGCGCTTCTCCTCTACCGACCGGCCACTGCTGACCCGCGCCTATCTGCTGCATGCGTTGGCCGGCGGCAGCCTGGGCACCGGCGCCTGGCTGATCGCCCATGCCTTCGAGCTCGATGGCTGGTGGCTCTTCGCCGTCGCGTGGCTGGCCGGCACGCTCGGCTATGCCGCCCTGCATGACCTGCTGCTGCGCATCCTGAGCCGCAAATTCGGTGGGCGCTGATCCATGCGGCTCGGTGCCGCCATCGCCGGCGACCTCCGCAAGGTGCTGGCCGATGAGGTGAAGGCGGGTGAGCGCGCGGCCATGACGGCCATCCGCGCCGAGACCGATCAGGTGAAGGCCGAGCTGCGGCGGCAGGTCACCACCGCCTTCTCGGGGAACGCGCGCGGCATCGCCAATGCCTGGCGTTCGATGATCTTCCCGCGGAGCGGCCAGTCGCTGCGGCCCGCGGGGCTGGTCTTCACCAAGGTGCCGAACGTCATCGACGCCTTCGAGCGTGGCGCGCTGATCCGCGCCAAGGGCGGCGGGGAGTTCCTGGCGATCCCGACCGGCTTCAACGCGGCGCGTGGGCGCCGGGGACGTGGCGAGAAAGGCATGCGGGTGACGCCAGCGCAGATGGTCGCCTCCGGCCAAGCCTTCCTCCGGCCCTTCAAGTCGGGCCGAGGATTCGTCTGGTGCCTGCCGCTGCGCCAGGGCGAGCAGACCGGGCGGCGGCGCCGGACCCGTCTCGTGGCGGGCGGCGTCACCGAGGTCGGCACCGCCAATCGCAAAGGCCGCGAGGCCTGGGCGCGCGGCCTGCTGGAGCAGGGGATGGTGCCGATGTTCCTGCTGCTGCCTCAGGTGAGGCTCGCCAAGCGCCTCGATGTGCGCGGCGCCGCGGAGCGCGGGCTGCGCCGCCTGCCCGGCCGCTTCGTGGCGGCTTGGGAACGCGAGAGCGGGAGGTCATCGTGAGCAGGCGCGAGATCGCCATCGCCGCACTGCACAGCCGGCTGGTCACGTCGCTGGCGGCACGGAACCCAGCACCGATCGTGCTGCGCGGCGAGACCATCCCGCAGCGCATCCCCGCCGGCGGGCTGGTGGTCGTGCGCGATGGCGAGGCGGTGGAGGAGACGCCGATCCTCTCCCCGCTGGCCTGGCAGATCGAGCATCGCGCCGAGGTCGAGATCACCGTGGCCGGCGCCACACCCGCTGCGCGCAACGCCTTGCTCGACGCGCTGCTGATCGATGTCGCCGCAGCGATCACCGCCAGCCGCACCCTCGCTGGCGCTGTGGAATGGTCTCAGCCCGGCGGCGCGTCCTTCGAAGATGTCGAGTTCGAAGGCGCGGCCGCGGCCCGCGCTGCCGCCGTCCCCATCACCCTCTGGTTCACCGTCGCCGGCTCGCCGCTGGCCTGATCCCCCTCCAGGAGAAAGCCCATGCCCCGTGCCATCGGCGCGAATTGCCGCCTGCTCATGCTGCCCGAGACCACCTACGGCACCGCACCTGGCAGCAACTGGCGGCGGATGCCCTTCCTGTCCTGCGACCTCGGTGCCGAGCAGCCGCTGTTGGACGCTGACGTCATCGGCGTGGGCAACAACCGGGATCCCGCAGCGCCGTTCCTCGACACGGTGACCGTCGCCGGCCAGGCGGTGGTACCAGTGGACCTGATCAATATCGGGCACTGGCTGCGACTGCTGCTCGGCGCGCCCACCACCACGGGCACGACCAACTTCATCCACACCTTCGGATCGGGTGCCGCCTCGCTACCGAGCAATGCGATGGAGATCGGCTATCCCGATGTGCCGTCCTTCGACGTGTGCACCGGCGTCCGTGCCGACACGCTGGAGATGGACTTCACGCCGACCGGTGCTGCGACGGCGACTTTCGGGCTGCTGGGCCAGGGCTCGGTGCGCACCGGTGCCACCTCAGGCGGCACGCCGACCAGCGCCGCCTACACCGCGTTCAACAAGGCGCAGGGTTCCATCACCCGCAGCGGTTCGGCGCTGGCGCAGGTCACCGGGGCGCGGCTCACTTACGCCAACGGGATGGAGGCGGTGCGCACCATTCGCGCCGACCGTCGCGTCGAGGGTGTGGATCCCGGAATCGCGCGCTGCACCGGCCAGATCACCGTGCGCTTCGAGAACACCACGCTGCTGGCCCAGGCGCAGGCCGGCACCTCGGCGGAGTTCGCGCTGGCCTTCACCATCGACGCCAACCGCAGCCTGACCATCACGCTGCACGAGGTCTATCTCGCGCTGGCCAAGACGCCGATCGAGGGGCCGGCCGGAGTGGAGGCCAGCTTCGATTTCCGCGCCGCGTTCAACGCGACGGCGACGCGGATGATGACGGCAGTGCTGCGGAACCAGCAGGCGGGAACGGAGTATGCGTGAGAGCCGACAATCGGGCCCGGTAACTGTCTGATGCGGAAATCCGACCTGTGCGGCTTCAATCCGCAATGATCGATACCCGAATACTAAGGGGGGCATCTTTTCCGATTGCGATCCAGAGTTTCCAATATCAAGGCTTTCGAACAGTATAGCCGAAAGGAACCTGTAATTCGCCCTTCACGGCAGACGCTGGCGTGTAAGTAAGCTTGAGAGAACGCATCGGCACAACAAGTTCCTGTGATAATTGTTCTTTAAGGTCAGCCGCACTTTTCCGTCCATAAACTTTTTGCTCCTCACCCCCTACTGTCCATTCTTCGTCCTCGGCCCGAAATACATTTATCCCATCGACGTAAATTGCATCAACTCGGTAAGCATCCTTTACTTTTGTGGTTCCAACGGTCACTGCCAATTCATGATCGCGCCCCGGTAAAGCATAAAATTCTCCGTCGGAGGCGATAAGCGCCTCAGCGATAAATTCAAAACTTTCTTTTAAGGAGGCGTATTTCTGTAGATCAAATAATTCGTTAAAGAGATTTGATTTAATTTTTGATCGTAGTTTTGCTTTTGGGTCAAAAAATATCTCGAACAGCATTCCGTCGAGGAGCGCCTTGCGCTTCTCATCCGGGTAGCCAGATGTCTCGTCCATGAAAGAGAGTACAAAAATCCTAGCTGAGTTCGAGCCGCCGCATGCTGCTTGGTAAATATTTCGTCCAAGAACGAAAAGATTACTGTCAGTCATCTTCTTGACCGACGCAGCGGTAAGCTGGCTAAGCACGGCATTCTGGGTATACCAGTTGTGACTCTTTAGACCCTTAATGATTTTGTGGGATGGCTTTGTCTCGTCCACCACAAACAGTTCATCAGCGATTGCGATTTCAGGATAAGATTTTATTATTTTTCCAAGGCTAATATTAAAGAAAAAATTTCCTGATAGAGAGGTGTGTTCCCACGAAGTTTGTTTGCCTCGTGTCTCGGCTGCGACTGTGTTTCGCACCCTCTTAAACATCGTTTCAATTGTCAGATCCGGTTCGTCAATATGCTGGAGTAGCGCCTCAGTATAGGTGCCGTTACGTCCCTTGCCGTCGGAAGCCAGCTCACCGGGAGAGGTGGCAAAGCCGATGATCGTACCCTTAGGCGCATAGACCGACGCTAAGCCGCGGATTGAGGCCGCTCGACTCCACGCACGCTCCCAAGGGTTATCGCGGCAGGCATCTAGGATAATGATTTTCGTCGAAGCGTTGGACTTCTCCATCACGTCGATAACTTTATCGAGCGATAAAGAACTATGCTTCGCGTCTGTTTCATCAGATATATCAGTATCGATCGCCAGCAGATAATTGCGGCCATCTATCTGCATCCCATGGCCTGCAAAAAAGAAAAGACCTACATCATTTGCCTCTAGTAATTTTTTGAATTCTTTAAGTTTTTTATCCATTTCTTTATTTGTCGCGTCGGTTGCGACGATTACATGAAAGCCATAGGATGACAGCTTAGCCGATACATCAGCGGCGTCGTTGGCAGGGTTCTTTAAAATGCCGCCATTCACGTAATTGGCGTTGCCGAAAACCAACGCCGCCATATTGCGCTTCACGTCGAATATTCTCCGATGGGCCTTCATCGTCTGGGTAGCGGAACGGTATGCGAAAGGGAATGCCGCCCTCTAGCAGCGCTGCGGTGCTGCCGGCACGCCAACCCTTTCCCACGCTATCATGCTGCTTGGCTTGACTTACCTGCCGCTGGCGGCCGCGTCCGAGCTGCCGTCGAGTAGCCAAGAAGCTGCAACAACGCTCTGGGCAGAGTCGCCCGCCTCGAGGAATTCGGCTTTCGCGCCCCCCCCCGCACCCGGGGCTGAGCGTCGTCCTGCATGCACCTGATCGGCTGGCAGATCCACATCCTCCCAATTCCTCAACGGAGAACTACATGCTCACCCTCGACCTCCCGGTCGAGCCGTACTGGCTCGACCTGCCGCGCGGCGTCCGCGTGGAAATCCGTCCCGTCACCACCGCTGTCATGGCCGCGGCGCAGGCCGGCTCCGCCCGTCGCCTTGGGGCACTGCGGGCCGCGGAGGCCGACCTGGACCCCGACATGGCCCGTGGCCTGGCCTTCGCGTTCCTGGTCAAGGCGCTGGCCCGCCACGCCGTCACCGCCTGGGAGGGCGTCGGCGACGCCGCCGGCAAGCCGCTGCCGCTCTCTCCCGAGGCCGTCGAGCGCCTCATGGACATGGACGAGATGGCCGCCGCCTTCTGGGACCGCGCGACCGGCCCTGTCGTTGCCGTAGCCCTGGAGGGAAACGGCTAAGGGCTCGGGCCGAATGGCACTTCGGCCAGGGCCCTGATTACTGCCGCGGCTGCGCGGCTCTTGATCGCGACTGCGGCCTGGCCTGCCCCTACGCTGCTCACGCCCCGGTCAGCGTCGAGGGTGCCACGGTCTGGGCCGCCGGCACCACCTGCGCCGCGGCGACGATGACCGGCCTCGACCTCGACATGCCGGCCGCGCTCGCCACCGCCCGCGAGATGGGCGCCTCCGGCTGGCCCGCCGCCGAGTTGCTCCTAGCCATGCGCATGGGCCTCGCCGCCGGCAGCGCCGCGCGCCGCACCGATCCCCCCGGACCCTGACCATCCCACCGACGCAGGAGGCGTGACGCATGGCGGATAGCACGCGCCGTGTCTCGGTCCGGCTGTCGCTGGACGACGCCGCCCGGGTCAAGCAGGAACTCCGGGAGGTCGGCGAGACCGGCCAGCGGTCGCTGGAGCGGATCCAGGGCGGCGCTGATCGCGCATCCCGCGCGCTCGACCTGCTCGACGTCGCCGTGCGCGGCGTGCAGATCGCCGGCCTCGCCGCCGGGCTGCGTGCCGTGGTGGTGGCTGGCGATGCGCTCACCCAATCCATGGGCCGGCTGAACACCGCGCTGGGTTCCGTGGAACGCGCCGGCGAGATCTACGACCGGCTGTACCGGGACAGCCTGCAGACCGGCGTCGCCGTGCGCGAGAGCGTCGACGCCTTCGCCCGCTTCTCGATCGCCGCGCGCGAGATCGGCGCCACCTCCGACCAGGTCGCGACCCTGGTCGGCGGCCTGCAGCGCATTGCCATCGCCTCCGGTGCCTCGCAGCAGGAAATCGCCTCCAGCACCCAGCAGCTCGCGCAGGCGCTGGCCTCGGGCACGCTGCAGGGCGACGAACTGCGCTCGATCCTGGAAGGCCTGCCCACGCTCGCCCAGGCGCTGGCGCGCGAGCTCGGTGTCTCCATCGGCGAGCTGCGCAAGCTCGGCTCCGAGGGCAAGCTCACCGCCGACACGGTCTTTCCGGCGCTGCTGCGCGCCGTCGAGCGGCTGAATGGCGAGTTCGAGCGGGCGCCCCTCTCCGTCGGCCGCGCCTTCGGGCAGCTGACGGCCGCGGCCGACCAGTTCCTCGCCCGGCTCGACCAGGCGATCGGCCTGTCCAACGCCCTGGCGCGTGCGCTGTCCGGTGCCGCCCGTGTGCTGGACGGTGTCCGCCGCGGCTCCGGCCTGCTGCTGCCCAGCGAGCAGGAGGCCGACCGCCGCGCCCAGGCCGAGGCGCTCCGCACGCAGATCGCCCGCCTCGAGGCGGAGAATGACGGCCGCGACAGCCTGCGCTCGCAGCCGCGCCGCGGCAGCATCCGGGGCGGGCTGGTCGGCGCCGCGCAGCAGCAGGCGGGCGTGGACCGCGCCGCACGCCTCGAGGAACTGCGCCGGCAGTACCAGGAACTCACGGAGGAGATCACCCGCGGCGAGCAGGCCGCCGGCGAGCGCCAGCGCACCGAGCAGGAGGCGGCAGCCGGCCAGGCCGCCGAGGCGCGTCGTCGCCGGACCGCCGCGGATGCCGAGGAACTGCGCAAGGCGCTCGACGACCGCTTCCGGATCAACAGCGAATACGACGACCGTGTCCGTCGCCTGCGCGAGGCCGAGGCCGCGGGCGGCATCACCGCCGCCGATCGCACACGCATCGAGACGCTGGCGCTGCGCGAGCGTGACGAGGCGCTGCGCCGCATCGAGGGCACCACGCGCCGCGTCGCGTCCATCCCGCGCCCGGACCGTGAGGCCGAGCGCGAGATCAACGACATCATCCGCGAGCGCGAGCGGCTGATCCAGAACAACGAGAACGCCCAGGAGCGCTACGCGCGGCGCCTGGAGACCCTCGGCCGGCTGGTGGAGCGCTCCGAGCGCATCGGCCAGCCCATCCCGGACGAGACCGTCTCGCGCGAGGCCAATGCCGCGCTGGAGGAGCTGGAGCGCAGCCAGCAGCGCGTCCAGCAGGCCACCGAGCGCACCAGCAACACGGCACGCGAACTCGGTCTGACCTTTTCCTCCGCCTTCGAGGACGCGATCATCAAGGGCGAGAGTTTTTCGAGGGTGCTGCAGGGCATCCTGCAGGACATCGCCCGCATCGTGGTCCGCCGCACCATCACCGAGCCGCTCGGCACGGCGGTCACCTCCAGCCTGGCCGGCTTTGACTTCGGCTCGATCTTCTCGGGGATCGGCTCGGCGCTGGGCGGGCTGTTCCGCGCCGAGGGCGGGCCGGTGGCGGGAGGCCAGCCCTACATCGTGGGCGAGCGCGGACCCGAATGGTTCGTGCCCAACCGCAGCGGCACGGTCCTGCCCAACGGCATGGCGCCCGGCGGGCCGGTGATCAACCAGAGCATCACCATCGATGCCCGTGGCGCGGATGCCGGTGTCGAGGCGCGGCTGCGGGTGCTCTCGGCACAGATCGTGCGCCAGGCCAGTGCGGCGACGCTCGACGCCATCCGCCGCGGCGGCAGCGCCACCTCCATCGTGCGGGGATAGGGCCATGACGGAATACCCTTGGCCGGCCGTGCTGCGCCCGTCGCGGCTGAGCTTCTACCTGCAGCACAACACCCTGCGCTTTGTCTCCCCCGTCACCCGCGCCACGCAGGTGCTCCGGCGCGAAGGCGCACGCTGGGTGGCCGAGGCGAGCTTCGAGCCGCTGGGCCGCGTGCAGGCGGGCGTGATGGACGGGCTGCTGGCGGCTCTCGCCGGTTCCGCCAACACGGTGCGCATCTGGGACTGGCGGCGGGAGTACCGCACCGGCGATCCGCGCAGCCAGGGCGACGTGCCGATCGGGCCCTACAGCTTCTCGGACGCCACCATCTTCACCGACGGCACCGGGCTGGTGGTGGGATCCGGCAATCCCTCGCTGGCGGCCGGGGCGCCACGCGGCGCGCTGTCCATTGTCACGCAGGGCTGGTGGCCGAGCACGGTGGCCGTCGGCGCCGGCGACTACATCGGGCTGGGTGGGCGGCTCTACATCGCCACCGCTGCGGTCGCGGCCTCCGGCGCCGGGACCGCCACCATCGCCATTGCGCCGCCGCTGCGCGCCGCGGTGGTGGTCGGTGAGCCGCTCATCCTCTCGCTGCCGAGCGTGCCGATGCGGCTGGTCTCCGATGACGAGGCGGCGAACCCGACGCGGCCGGGGCCCTTCGCCGCGGTCACCATCCGCATGGAGGAAGCCCTCTGATGTCCGGCACCCCCCGCCTCAGCAACCAGGCCGCCTCCGCTGCCACGGCGCCGATCGCCACGCCGGTGGTGCTGGTCGAGCTCGACTTCGCCACCGGCCCCTTTCGCGTCTGGACAGGGCTCGGTCCGCTGGACTGGGCGGGTAAGGTCTTTGAAGGCGCCGGCAGCATCGGTGCCATCTCCGATGTCGAGGAGACGGTAGAGCTGCGCGCCGTGCGGCTCACCCTCGCGCTGTCGCCGGTGCCGCAGGAGGTGGTGGACATCGCGCTGGCCGAGCGCAGCTATCGGCTTCGGCCGGTCACGCTGTGGGGCGCGCTGCTCGATGCGCAGGGCGCCTTCGTGGCGGACCCGTTCCCGCTGTGGGCGGGGCTGATGGACACGATGGAGGTGACGGACGGCGCGGAGTCTTCCGTGGCGCTGGCCTGCGAGAGCCGGCTGGTCGACCTCGAGCGGGCCGAGGTGCGCCGCTACACCGACGCCGACCAGCAGGCCGAGTATCCCGGCGATCGGTTCTTCGAGTTCGTCCCCGCCCTGCAGGAGGCGGAGATCCGGCTGCCGATCCAGTGACCCGGCTGCCGGACTGGCCGGAACGGCTCGCGGCGCTGATCACCGCCGCGGAGCATCGGCCCTTCGACGCAACAGGCTGGAACTGCGGGCACTTTGCCATAGCTGCGGTGGTGGCCTGCACGGGCCGGCGGCCATCCTGGCAGCACCGATCCTCCCTGGCGGAGATGGCCGACACCGCCGGCTACCCCCGCGTGCCGGTGCCCTTCGCCCGTGCGGGCGACGTGGTGCTGGCCGCCGACCCGGATCGCCTGGGCGTCGTGCTCGATGCCGGCCGCGCTGCGTTCGTCGGTCCTGCGGGCCTGGTCCGCCTCCCCATCACCGCCTGCACCATCGCCTGGAGGGTTGGCTGATGCCCGTCGCCATCCCCTTCATCGCCGCCGCCGCAGGTGCCGCGGCCTCCGCCGTCATCGGCGGCGGCGTCCTGGGCGCCGTCGCGGCCGCCGGCGCCGCCCTGGTGGTCTCGGCCGTGGGTGCCGCGGTCTTCCGCCCCAAATCGCCCTCCGCCGCCCGCAGCGCCAACGTCACGCCAGGGACCGACACCGGTCCCGGATCCGGCTTCGATCCCCGCACGCCCGGCGCCGGCCGCACCCAGTCCTTCCGCCAGCCCATCACCGAGCACCAGATCGTCTTCGGCCGCTGCCGCACCTCGGGCCCGGTCGTGTTCCTGCACTCGGCCACCGACGATGAGGGTCGCGCCGATGGCTTCCTCCATGTCGTCGTGGTCCTGGCCGCGCATCGAGTCCGCGCCATCGGCGAGGTGTTTCTGAACGGCACCGCCTCCACCGACGCGAAGTTCGTCGGCCTGCTGCGCATCGACCGCGCCCTCGGCGATCCGAGCCAGGCCGCCAATGCCAATCTCATCGCCGATACCGGCAGCCAATGGACCGCGGCCCATCGCGGCCAGGGGCGGGCCTATCTCGCCGTGCGGCTCAAGCTGCGGCCCGAGGCCTTCCCCTCCGGCGCGCCCAGCCTGTCGGCCATCGTCGAGGGGGCGGACACCATCATCGATCCGCGCACTGGCGCCACCGGCTGGTCGGACAATCCGGCGCTGTGCCTGGCTTGGTACCTGACCTCGCCCTTCGGGTGGCGCGCGGCCTGGGCGGATATCGACCTGCCGGCGCTCATGGCCGCGGCCAACATCTGCGACGAGATCATGGGCCGGCGAGATGGCACCGCCGAGCGGCGCTACACGGTCAACGGCGCCGTCACCCTGGGCGAGGGCAAGATCGCCATCACCCGCAAGCTGGTCGCCGCCATGGCTGGCGCGCTGGTCGTGTCGGGCGGTCGCTTCTACATCCATGCGGGTGCGCCGGCGCTGCCGGCGGCGACACTCACCTCCGACGACCTGCGTGGCGACGTCACCATCGTCGGCTCGCGCCCGCGGCGGGATCTCTTCAACGGGGTGCGCGCCGTCTATGTCGAGCCGGCCGCCGCCTGGCAGCCGACCGACGCCCCGCCGCTGCTCGCCAGCAACTACGTCACCGAGGATGGTGGCGAGGCGATCTACCGGGACATGGAATTCCCGCTCACCACCTCGGCGGCGACGGTCCAGCGCCTGATGAAAATCGAGCTGGAGCGCAACCGCCGCCAGCGCGAGGTGGCGATGCAGGCCAACCTCTCGGCGCTGCGCCTACGGCCCTGGGATGGGGTGACGGTGGCGCTGGAGCGGCTGACGCCATTCCCGGCGCGCGTGACGGGCTGGGCGCTGGCGCCGGATGGCGGGGTGAACCTGCAACTCGCGGAGGAGGATCCCGCCGTCTGGGCCTGGAACCCGGCGACGGATGAGCGGGCGACGGGGCAGAACCCCTCGGTAGTGCTGCCGAACCCGGGCGTGATCGCCGCGCCCGCCGCCATCCTGGTGGAGACGCCTCTGGCAGTGACCTTCAGCGCGATCGCGGTCTCCTGGTCGGCGGTGGGCTCGGCCTATCTGGCCGGCTACGAGATCGAGTTCCGCCCAGCCTCCGTCGCTGTCTGGCAGGGCTATGCCGGGGGCTTCGGCGCCACCGCCGTGGCCATCCCCACCGCGGAGCCGACAGCCTTTCGTGTGCGGGCGCAGGCGCGCAGCGGCGCGGTGTCGGGCTGGCGGGAGGCGCTGGTGCCGGCCGCCGCGTCAGGCCTGGCTGCAACGGGCATCGCCGGCGGCGTGCGCCTGTCGGGTGGCTTTCCCGCCGATGCGCTCCGGCTGCAGGTCTTCGAGGCCAGCAGCGCCAGCCTCGCCGCCGCGTCCAAGCTGGTCCCCGAGCCGACCTCGCTGCCCTGGGACCGCACCGGCCTCACCACCGGCCAGACCCGCTGGTACTGGCTGCGCAGCGTCTCGGCCGAGGGGAATATCTCGGCTTTCGCCGGCCCGGTCACCGCCACCGCCCTCTGATCGGAGTACGCCATGCCGGCCCGTATCGACGACCTGCTGGTCCTCAACGCCAACCTCAACAAGACCGACTTCGCCAAGTACCTGCGTGACCGCGAGGCCGTGCTGCCGAATGACTTCGGTGGGCTGGGCGATGGCGTGGCGGATGATCGCACGGCCATTCAGGCCGCCTTCGATCGCGCGGGCGCAGACCAGAAATTCGCGATGATCCCGCCCGGCACCTGGAACGTCTCCGGCACCGTCACCCTGCCGGGCGGCGCGCGCGGCCTGATCATGCAGGGCACCATCCGCTACACGGGCACCGCGCCGACCGCCGTGCTGGTGCTGGGCGATGGCGGCACCATCCGCAATGCGGAGAAGCTCTACACCGGGTTGAACGTCATCCGGCAGACGCAGTCCGACTGGTCCTCCGAGGCCGACATCGGCATCACCGTGCGCAACGTCGATGCGAGCCAGATCGAGCTGCGACGGGTGGAAGGCTTCACCATCGGCATGCGCACCCTCGGCGATGGCCGCGGCGTCGAGGATAGCACCTTCACGCTGGGGCGCATCGTCAACAACCGCATCGGCCTCGACATCTGGTGCGCGACCGCCACCGCCTGGAACACCTCGATCCGGTACTACGGCGGGCACTTCGCCCAGGCGACGGGCGTGAATGCCGCGCAGGACCGCTTCGGCGTGCGCTTCGGCAATGAGCCCGGCGCCTACACCAACCACAACCGCCACGTCTTTGACGCACCGAACTTCGAGCTGCGTCAGGCCGGCAGCAACATCGCCATCCCCTTCCTGAACCAGACCTCGGGCTCCGCCATCATCGCGCGCAACATGCGCATGGAGGCCTGCTCGCCAATGGCGGCGCGGCACACGGCGGGCGCGCAGGACTGCGAGTACGACATCGCCTGGACCAATACCTACCTGGTCGGCATCGACTACACGGCGACGGCCAACCGCTGCGGCAATGCGGTGATCAACCGGCACCGGGCACCGGCGTCGCGCCTCCAGCGATTTCTCGCCGGTGTGCCCAACACTCGCGCGGCGGCGTTTCGCCAATCGGCGACCGAGGTCGGGGTGGAGGGGCTGATCACTATCGCCACCTCCACCACCACCGCGACCTTCATGGCGGATTTCTGCTTCAACGGGCTGACGGACGTCACGCCGACCGACCGCGCCGTGACGCTGGCGGCGAACCGCGGCCTGGGCTGGATGCTCGACAGCTCGCAGGCGAAGGAGTTCGCGCTGGCGCATTGGCTGACGAGCGGCGCCTCGGGCGGGCGGCTTTTCGTGCGGGTGTTCGATGGCGCCGGGAACGTCCGCGAGGACATTGCCGGCGATGTGCTGGCGTCGATTACCACGATGCAGTGGAACGGGCCGGCCAAGGGCTGGAATGCCGGCGCGCCAATGGATGATGCGAACTTCAATCGGCGGCAGACCATCCGCGTTGGCGCGGCCGTCGCCTATGCGCAGGTGGGGGTGATCGGGTTCGACGGGGCGATCGACCTGCAATCGCTGCGGCTCTACGGGCTGCCGGAGGCGGCCCCGGCCGTGCTGAACGGCACGCCGTTGCTGACGGGGGCGCTGTTCGGCTCGGGGCGACGGGAGTTCGCGGCGGAGGTGTCCTGGGACCTGCCGAGCCTGGCGCCGGGGGCGACATCGCTGCTCGACGTCACGGTGAACGGGGCGCGGGCGGGCGACCTGGCGCAAGCATCGCTGGTGTCGTCGACGCGGTTCATCGAACTCGACGCGGCGGTGTGGTCGAACAACACGGTGCGGGTGATGGCGCGTAACATCTCCGGGGCGACGTTCGATCTGGCGGCGGCGACGCTGTCGGTGGGGGTAACGAAGCGGCTTGTGCCGTGACCCGGAACAGGTCGAATGTCCGGGTGCCTCGGGGTCCAAGGTTACAGCCTTGGCGACCTAGGGAGAGGAGGAAAGCTTACCCTTACTCCAAGGCAAGGTATAAGGACGTTCTCGTGGGATATTGGGCGGGCATTGCACTTGTCGCGAACAATGGGCTTTTGCCTTTCCCTCCATCTTGGCTATTTTATCTGCGGTAAAGGGGTACGTCGTGGGCCAGGAGAGGCGACGGAGGGCTGCTAGGCGCCACGTCTCGCCGGCCGCACCTCCGGTAACAATGTTGGAGGCCGGCACCCTACCGGTGCGCGAGCTTGCTACAATCGCTGTCCGCGAGGGGCAGCGCCCTCGTCCTGTCTACGGCGCTCACAAGTGGTTCGCCCGCCGCCTTGGGTCGGCCTTCCGGGCCCTGTTGCTCGCATCGACTCTTCCCCCGAACGGGGATTTTTGGGCGGCCTACGAGACCGGAGTCTCGCTCGAAGGGATCACCCTGCTGGATCCTTTCGTCGGCGGAGGCACCTCTTGCGTTGAGGGACAGCGGCTTGGGGCGCGCTGCCTGGGCACCGACGTAGATCCCGTTGCCGTGGCAGTTAGCCGGTTCCAGGGGCGGATGCACGCTCTCGGCGACCTGGTGCAGCCGCTCGCTCGCCTCTCTGCTGAAGTCGGTGCGGAGGTCGAGCGCTTCCATAAGCGCCCCGACAACCGTTTGATCCTCCATCATTTTTGGGTCCAAGTAGTCGAGTGCCGTGGCTGCGGTCTTTTGTACGACGCTCAACCCCATCACGTGCTAGCTGCCGAGGTCGGCAAGCCGGAGCGCCACGTTTTCTGCGGGCAGTGCGATCAGGTGCATCTGCGACCAGTCGGCGAGGAGGTCCTTGCCTGCGACGCTTGCGGCGCCAGCACGGAGATTGCAAAGGGTGCCGTCGTGTTCGGCACGGCGACTTGCCCGCAT